CTAGATGCCAGCAAGCTGTTAACGGACTTACAGCCAACGACTTTCGTTATTATGATAAGGATGGCTTTGAGCTATGTCAAGCAGAACAACGTTACTACGAAGCGGAAAACCACCCTATAGAGCAACCTATACTTAATCACAGACTATGGCAAGAAGAATGGATGACTATTGATCATGATAGGCTACACTTTGATCATGCTATGATCTTACATCGTTGTTCGTATGAAGGTCAAGCTCAAGAACAACTCCGAGAATTAAAATCAACTATACCACAAGCAGACTTATTGTTGCGTACTAAACAGCAGTGGGGGTACGACTTTGATCTAGACTACATTACAGAAAGTGGAGAAATCTTTGAAGTGTTACATATTGAATGTGACTTCAACGACTTTGATGAGTTTCAAGATAAGTTATATAAATTTGAAGATCGTATAGAACGTATAGACTTTGAAGAAGCGGCTAGATCTATATGGCGTGAACGAGACCAATGGCAACACCTCAAAGCATTCACACAAAATGACTGGAAAGCCAACCACTTATTAGGTTGGGAAAAATCTGAGTATACAGAAAAAGCCTTATAGTATTTCTTAATAGATTTAATCTATCACAAACCTAAACCCAATAAATAAATGTAACAAATAATGAGAACACCTTAAATGAATAATATAAGACAACAGATACTATCTGAGATATTGGAAATATATGACTCCACCCTCAAGTATAAATTTAAGAAAAATATACAGGAAATTGATTTCACTCCTGATATTGACAGATTACGAAAAGAAGTATTTGATCTCATCATTAAATACGACCATGGATTTAATCAGGTTAGCATTAGAGGTCCAAAAGGAAATCCCCAATGGGAGGACAACGAAGAGGCACAGTTGCTCTATGACAAGGGAATTGAGCCATTGGGTACATATGAAGTACCTAAGGCTGATGAACTGTATAATCACGAGGACATCACTGAGTGGCACCCAGGAATAGCCCAAGATTCTTATTTTAAACAGTTAACTCCGTTAATTGAGGAAGCCACAGGCCTAAACATTTCTGCTATCACATTATGTTGGGCACTGCCAGAAAGCCGGCAAATGATGCACATTGACATTGAGCCAATAAGACTTCATATACCAATATTAACTAATAGTGATGTTTGGTTCCTAACTGACAGAGAAGCACACTTTATGGAATACGGCAAGTTGTATCATTTGTTGGCTATTTCAGACCATGCTATACATAACTATGGTCCAACTCCTAGATTACACGTGATATTCTCAACATACCCAAACACAGATATATCAGACAAACTTAAAAAATTAAGCAAGCTTGATACTTTAAAGGAAAACATATTTTCATCCGTAGTCGGTGGCGGCATAGACAATTATTCAGTGAAAAAGTTGAGCAAGATACATGATAGTAAAAAGAATGAAAATCTACAGGCTTTCCACAATAGAGGCCTTCACAGCGGTTGGGCTAAGATACTTAACACCATCATTGAAAGGTTGAAGTAAGGTTGTGACTCACTAAATATTGTACATGGCCAAAATTCAACTACATCGATCAAAAAAAAATCAAGAATGTATAGATGGAGAATATACTCTATACATCCTGAACAAACCGTCAGACATTACTTATGTTGTACCCTTGCTATGGGCTACGACCAAGACATACTACGAGGAACAGGGCAAACACAGAGACAAATGGAAATGGGCAAGTCCTGACATTGACTACTCTGACGTAGAGAAATTAGCCCACGACGTGGTTAATGCCAGACCTACTGCTGTTGCTTTTAGCGTCTATATGTGGAATGAGAAATTCCACATAGAGTTATCACAACGCATAAAACAACTCTATCCGGACTGTATCATACTATGGGGAGGGCCACAGTGTGACATCAACAATAATGAGAATTACTTTAAAGAATATCCACACATAGATGTTGTAGTACCTAGTGACGCATACGGAGAAGTGAGTTTTTGCAACATAATGGACAACATTGCGGACAACGATGGTAAGTTAGATTATGACTCGTTGGCTTATGTATACTATCCCGACGAGAACCGAGACAGGGTGTTTAACGATAGGGGACCAAAAAAGAGAGATTTTGAATGGCCATCTAATCCTTTCCGTGCTCAAGAACATCACATAAAACCTTTCATTGAGAATCTACATGCCCAGGGCAAGGAAGTTAGATTAATGATAGAGACTAGTAGGGGATGTCCATATAAGTGCAGTTTCTGTGATTGGGGAGGAGGAACATTCACAACGACCATTAAGAAACCTATGGGAATCGTATTAGATGAAATGGAGTGGTGTGGTGAAAATCAAGTGGATATGTTAAGCATTACTGATGCTAATTTTGGTATATTTAAGATAGACATAGACTACGCACAGAAGCTGAGTGACGTCAAGAGCAAGTATGACTTTCCCAAATATCTGCACATCAACGGGCCTACCAAGGTCAAGTTACAAAATCTTATGAGTATATATGAGATATTTGCTGATGCTGACTTGATTACACATTATTCAATCAGCATACAGGATATCAATGAAGACATTAAGAAGAACGTTGATAGGATAGATTTTAAATTCAGTGATCAGGTAGAGATGTTCCGCAAGTTGCAGAAGAGAAAACACTTACCTATACATATAGACTATATCTTAGGATTGCCTGGTGCAAGTATTGACACTATGAAGGAAGGAATAACCGAGATAACCAACAATGGATTACAATTTCCAATGCACTATGCCTGGGCAGTGTTACCTGCAACTCCCGCTAATGACATCAAGTACCGTAAACAGTATAAACTCGATACTGTTAAGAACAAGAGCATGAGCATGCTAGGCACCACACAGCCATTAGCTGTTAAGACGGGGGTAGATCCAGATCCAGGACTTTACCTACACAAGAGTGATGATACTGACACCGAATACGTAGTGGGGACATTTTCATATACCAAACAGGATTGGGCTGAAATGGCCATGCTTATGATGTTTACTGTGCAGGTGCAGAACTCCAATACACTAAATCTACTAGGCAACTATCTCTTTAAAGAACACGGCATCATGCACGGTGATTTCTTTGAGCGATGTATGAAAGAAGTGATTAAATTAGATCATTATACACCCATTAGGGATAGGATGCAGGAATACATGACTACAGATGCTCCAGACTTATACATGGATGTCAAAGACGAATTTAACTTCAGGATGAGTCCGGCAATATTCTTTAACTACATGAATCTAACGCACCTAGATGATTTCTTTAACTGCGTGTCTAACGTGCTATCTGATATTATGGATGATAAAATACAAGATCTCATTGAGTTCTCCAAACAACGAATGATTGGCTTTAATCATCAGATAGGCAAAACATTCTCGACGAAATATGATTGGCAACTGTATGAGGAAACTGACCAATTGGAAGAAAACAATCCCACATATCAAGTAAATGACACGGAAGTGTTTACCGGGGGGCAGACTTTTGGAATGGATTGGTTAGATTATGAAGGTATTGATCGCCACAAGGAATTTATATACAAGTTTTGCTACGACTACAGAGCAACAAAGGCATCAAGGAAACTGACCAAACAGATTTAGATCTTAATAGATTTTATCCACCACAACCCAAAACCTAATAAGTAAGTACAACAACTAATCACTAGGAAATACCCAATGTTTAACGCAACAAAATTAAAACTATACTATGACTATGCTCTCAATACTGTTAAAGATGAGGGAGAAGATCCAGTATTAGAAAGAATTACTGAGCAAGTGATTGAAAATTTTATAGTTCCGTTGAAACTTAAGAAAAATTCAAAAATCTTAGATATTGGATCCGGAGTTGGATATTTCAGTGATCATATGAAAAAGTTAGGATATAATGATATCACAAGTACTTCAATGACTGAAGGTGACAAAAGTGCTTTAAAAGCAAAAGGCCACAAGTATATTAGCACTGATATTAATTTTATTAAACAACCAGATGCCTCATACGATTTTATTTTTTGTAGACACGCACTTGAACATAGTCCTTTTCCTTACTTTGCTTTGTTAGAGTATAATAGACTGCTTAAGAAAAAAGGACAAATATATGTAGAAATGCCTCAGCCAGTGGGACCTAGAGGAGCTGAAACTTGGCCGCAACACTATTCAGTACTAGGAGAAGTAGCACTACAAAGTCTTATTTCTAGAGCAGGTTTTAGTATAGAATGGTATCGAAACGCACAAATTCCTATTACTAATAACGAAACAAAGAAAACAGCACAAGAAACATATAATTGTGTATTAGCAAATAAAATAGGCAACATCGACGTTAAATAAGTGTATGGATATCAATGATTTAAAAAAACTAGCAGGAGTTACTGATCAACACGGTAATTCAATGGGCGAAAACATAAGCCACACAGCATCTGAAAAGTCTAGCTATCAGAAAAAACATAACATTCAGCCAGGCACAGAAGAGTGGTTTAAGTTATGGTTTGCCCAACCTCGCCTAACAGGTGAGAATCCAATGCCCAAGGACAAGTAAATGGCTAACAAGTCACTAGACGGCGTATTAATTAAGAAAGCCCACAAAAAAACAGTATACACACAGGAACAAGTAAACGAGTTTGCATTATGTGCTGACCCTGTAACGGGGCCAATATATTTTATGCAGAACTTTTTCCATATACAACATCCTACTCGCGGTGGTATTAAATACGAACCGTTTGAATATCAAGAACGTCTAATAGATACCTATCATAACTATCGTTATTCAATATCAATGATGCCCAGGCAGACGGGTAAATCAACAACAGCCGCAGGTTACTTGCTATGGTACGCTATGTTTGTACCTGATAGCACAGTACTAGTTGCCGCACACAAGTACGCAGGCGCTCAGGAGATTATGCAACGAGTTAGATATGCCTACGAAGCATGTCCAGATCATATTAGAGCAGGTGCTGTTAGTTATAATAAAGGTAGTATAGAATTCGACAACGGCAGTCGTATAGTAGCACAAACAACAACTGAAAACACTGGACGAGGTATGTCAATATCAATGTTATACTGTGATGAGTTCGCGTTTGTTAGACCTACTATTGCTCGAGAGTTTTGGACTTCAATATCACCTACACTAGCAACAGGTGGTAAAGCAATTATTACATCAACTCCAAACTCAGATGAAGATCAATTTGCACTATTATGGAAAGGTGCAAACAAGTGTGAAGATGAACATGGTAACGAAACAAAACTAGGAGTCAATGGATTTAAAGCATTTCGATCATACTGGAAAGAACATCCTGACAGGGATGACACGTGGGCAGAAGAAGAACGTGCTAAACTAGGCGACGAACGATTTAGGCGTGAAATGGATTGTGAATTTATTATCAACGATGAAACACTGATTGCTCCAATACACTTAATGGAAATGCAAGGCGAGGAGCCAGGCAAAAAAACAGGACAAGTTCGTTGGTTTGGTGACATAACTCCTAATCACTTATATGTTGTAGCCTGGGATCCAAGTTTAGGAACAGGTGGTGATTATGCCGCAATGGAAATATTCGATGCCAATACAATGACACAGGTAGCAGAGTGGAAACATAATAAAACCACAATACCTGAACAAGTTAGAATCTTTGCTGATATAATTAAAGCGTTAGAAAGTCAGGTAGGTGAAAGAAATAATATATATTATTCTGTAGAGAACAATACTATAGGTGAAGCCGCTTTGATATCTATTGCTGACTACGGTGAAGATAGTGTCAAAGGTGTATTTTTAAGTGAAGACAAGAAGGCAGGAGTTGGAAGACGATATCGTAAAGGCTTTAACACAACAAACAAAAATAAAATAGCGTCTTGTAGTAAATTTAAAACACTAATTGAACAAAAAAGATTAACAGTTAAATCAAAAGCATTGATCAGTGAACTTAAAAATTTTGTAGCACATGGTACTAGCTATGCGGCCAAACCTGGCGAGCACGACGATCTAGTTATGGCTACAATCCTAGCAGTCAGAATGCTACAACAGATACAAAATTATCATAAAAGTATAGGTCAAACAATGACAGACCACAGCGATAATCGAATTGACCCGATGCCGTTTATAATGTTTTAGATAAATATTGCTATGATATCAAAAACAGACATTAATCAAAATTTATTTAATCTACTAGCAACCAAAAACTTTGACTTAGTTACCAGAGATAATAAAGGTAAAGAAACAGCTGAACCTAAAGAAGCTGAACTGTTCAGCTTTGACTATGTAGTAGATGATCATAACTATGGTACTGTTGTGATTACTGTTACTCCGGAAGGTAACTTAGAAGTATTTTATAGTGATGCATTAGGCAAAGGTATGGAACTAGATCACAAAAGTGAATGGTATGATTTTCTCTACCAGCTGAGACATTTTTCTAGACGTAACATGTTAGGATTTGAATTAAAGAACATGAACAAATTAAAGTACGCAATGAAAACAAGAAGTCAAGTTGAAGAATCAAAATACTATGGTTATAAGAAAACATCATATACCAAACCAACAAAAGAAGCAAAACTTAAAATAGTACACTCAAAACCAATTGATGAAGAACAAGGTGATAAACGATATAGAAATATATCTTCTTTATACATTGAGAATGCAGATGGTGAACGTTTTAAACTACCTTTTACAAAATTATTTGCTGGTCGTGCTATGGCTAGACACGTAAGCGAAGGTGGAACTCCACATGATCAATTTGGACAACACATCTGTGAACTAGTGTCAGACATAGGAGTATTAGGTAATTTTGTAAGAGCAAGTAGAGGCAAAGAATTTACAGATACAGCTACAACAGCAATGAGAGAAGCCGGTGTTAGACATTATGCTGATCTTAAAAAGAAAGTTAAACGTATGATTGGTAAACGTGGATACCGTGAACAGTTTGATCAGTTTGATCCTAGTTTAGGCAATGTACATGAAGAAATTACAGATCAGTTACGTGATATGTTTACAGAGACACTATTAGATACTAGAATAGAAGAAGCTATTCCGGTATTAAATAAATTAGAGGCGAGGAACTCAGTTATGAAAGAAATTAATGAATTTAGCAATTGGGCAGATGAAACAACTGCACTAGATTTAGGAGAAGGGTTTGATCCAGAAGAATTTGAAGGTAAAGTTACTGTTCCAGGTCCAGGTGGTATCCCAACAGATATTACGTATACTGCTAAAGTAGACAACGAACAAAACACAGTACATGTAACTAAGTGTTCAAACGATCAATATGCTGATGAATGTCAAGCAGATGCTGAAGCAGAGTGGGACGCAAGAGACGCTGACGTACCAATGGAAGCCGTCGATGACTATGACGCACAAGCAGATCAAGATGCTATGGACTACGAGAATGATATTAATTTGGGCGACAACGATGATGCAGATGAGAATAGAGAGGCAGTACACGATGCTATTCTTCGACGTTTTCAAGACAATCTAGATCTAGTTATTAAAGTAGGTGGACCACAAGAAACAATGGATGCGATTAGGGGCTATGTTGACAGCGAAGATTGGAGTGATCTAGTAGAGATAGGAACCAGTGACGTAAGTGCTTGGGTCAACAACATTGTTAAAGATAACACAGTAACTGAAGGTAAAATGAAAGAATTATCTATGGACATAGAAGCACTATCAGACAAAGAGTTTGAAGAAAAATATCAAACTAAAAAGTCTGACTGGCGCGAAGTTAAAACACCTGGACTAAGACAAGATCCAAACACACCAGCATATATTGGTAAAATGAAAACATTTGCAGGCGACTTAGCCGCAGAGGACACAAAAATGAACGAAGGTACATTTACACAAGAAGAAATACAAAAAGCTATTAGAATAGCAATGCACATGAAAGGCGACATGACAGACGCAACAGATGCTATTGATGCTATACACCCAGGATTAACTAAACATCCAGAAGTTGAAGATGCTCTTAAACAAGCTAACGAAGGAAAAAATATGGAAGTATATGAAGGCCCTACTAGAAAAGACTTTCAAATGGTAGCTGACTTACTTAAAGATAATCCAAATATGGACGACCGTAAAGCTAAAGCAAAAGAATACTGTGATAAGTTTGCGAAAATGAATCCACGTTTTGACAAAGAAAGATTTTTAAAAGCTTGTGGCGTAACTGAAGCCATTGAAGAAGATGACTTTGACGAAGGAAATGAATTCTCAGGTGCGTTGGCTCAAGCTAAAAAAGATGGCAAACAAGAATTTGAAGTAGATGGTAAGCGTTATGAAGTAAAAGAAGATGAATTAAAAGCAATACTTAGGTTGGCTAGATAGTTCCTTAAAAAAGAACTGTAAGGGAAGAGCATACTGTATATAAGTTATGCTCTTTTTTTACGACTTTGGTAAAATATACCAATATAATGGTTGTAAAGCTAAATAAAGTATCATATAATGTAACTGTTGTATGATTTATACACATTTAAAACTAAACATTATGGCACATATAGGAGAAGTACAATGGCATCATTAGCAGAAATTAGAGCAAAACTCACACAAGCAGAAGCAAGAACATCAAACAATTCACAAGGTGGCGGCGATAACGCTATCTATCCACACTGGAATATTCAAGAAGGTGCGACATCTACTTTAAGATTTTTACCAGATGGCGAACCAAACAACTCATTCTTTTGGGTTGAACGTAACATGATTCGTTTACCATTTAACGGCATTAAAGGCGAAATGGACAATAAACAATTTCAAGTACAGATTCCTTGTATTGAAATGTGGGGTGAGTCGTGTCCAATTCTAGCAGAAGTTAGAACTTGGTTTAAAGATCCAGCATTAGAAGAAATGGGTCGTAAGTATTGGAAGAAACGTTCATACTTATTCCAAGGCTTTGTAAGAGAGAATCCGTTATCAGATGATCAAACACCAGAAAATCCAATCCGTAGATTTGTTATGAGTCCACAGATTTTCAATATTATTAAAACAGCATTAATGGATCCAGAGATGGAAGAACTACCTACAGATCCAATGCGTGGTATTGACTTCCGTGTTGTTAAAACACAGAAAGGTGGTTATGCTGATTACACAACATCAACTTGGGCACGTAAAGAAACTGCGTTAACAGAAGCAGAACAAGCGGCTATTGATAAACATGGCTTATATAACTTAAATGATTTTCTTCCTAAGAAACCTAGCGAAGTTGAACTTAAAGTTATGAAAGAAATGTTTGAAGCATCAGTAGACGGTAGACCGTATGACGCAGAGAAATTTGGTGCTTATTACAGACCATATGGCATGCAAGCGCCAGCAGGGTCAACTCCAGCACCAGCAACAGCGGCTCCAAAAGCAGACACTTTTGAACAAGCGGCACCTACAGTTGTAGCAGACGCAACACCTGCTCCAGCAGTAGAAGCTCCAAAAGTAGAACCTGTAGCTGAAACAGCACCTGCGGCTACTCCAGCACCGGCTGAAGCGGCACCAGCAGAGTCAGGATCAAAAGCAGAAGATATACTTGCTATGATTCGTTCAAGACAGTCGTCTTAATAGACTATTAGATTATCAGGCAGTGGCAACACTGCCTTGATGTCTTAATCTTTTGGCAACAATATATAAATTTATATGTTGACAGCAACAACACTACATAGTATAATAAGAACAAAATAGCAAGGAGAACACAATGGCTAAACCATTCGACGCAAGTAAGTTTAGAAAAAGTATTACTAAAAGCATTCCTGGAATGAGTTTAGGATTTAACGATCCAACAGATTGGGTATCAACAGGTAACTTTGCACTAAACTATTTAATATCCGGTGACTTTAACAAAGGTATACCACTAGGCAAAGTAACAGTGTTTGCTGGTGAATCAGGAGCAGGTAAGAGTTACATCTGTTCAGGCAACATTGTTAAAAACGCACAAGAACAAGGCATATATGTTATCTTAGTTGATAGCGAAAACGCACTTGATGAAAGTTGGTTACACGCATTAGGTGTAGATACATCAGATGACAAACTACTTAAACTTAACATGGCAATGATTGATGACGTAGCTAAAACTATTTCAGAATTTGTAAAAGAATATAGAGAAATGCCTGAAGAAGCAAGACCTAAAGTATTGTTTGTTATTGACTCGTTAGGTATGTTATTAACACCAACCGATGTTAATCAGTTTGAAGCAGGTGATATGAAAGGTGATATGGGTCGTAAACCTAAGGCACTAACAGCACTTGTTAGAAACACAGTTAACATGATTGGTGCGTTAAACATAGGTATTGTAGCAACCAATCACACATACGCATCACAAGACATGTTTGATCCAGATGATAAGATATCAGGTGGTCAAGGGTTTATTTACGCATCAAGTATTGTTGTTGCTATGAAGAAACTTAAACTAAAAGAAGATGAAGCTGGTAACAAGATATCAGATGTTAAAGGTATTAGAGCTGGTTGTAAAGTAATGAAAACACGTTACGCTAAACCGTTTGAAGGTGTACAAGTTAAGATTCCTTATTCAACAGGAATGAGTCCATACTCAGGTTTAGTTGATATGGCTGAAAAAGCTGGATTACTTAAAAAAGACGGTAACAGATTGCGTTATGGCGAGCCAGACAGTGCTAATGAAATCAAACAGTTCCGTAAAGCATGGGAACTTAACACTGACGGTTGCTTAGATAAGATTATGGCAAGCTACGGAAAGATAGCAGAAGAGATAAGTATTGAAGACGTAGAAGCTATGGAAGATACTGCTGTTGAACAGCAAGCACCTGTAGTAGAAGAAACTGTAGAAGGAAAATAATAAATGGCAGACACATTAATATCAGCATCTGAGGTATGGCTAGCAGTTAAAGATCATCTTAACGATGAAAAACAAGCCGCAATTGATGTTGTTAATGCACTAATTGATAACCAAGGGCATAACGCAGACGAAATATTAGACAGCGATATTGGCCAAGATAAGAGTATTAAATCAGCGTTATCAGCATATGTTGTTGAAGAAGAAGAAGATGACGGGTTAGATACCTGGGGCGATGAAGTTGATGACGGTGGTTACGAAGACGATGAGGACGACAACTATTAATGTGGTATAACAAAGTAGTTGATAACATTGGAAACTTACCTGACTTTATAATGTACTATCGTAACCAGTTAGAAAGTGCAAAAAAAGATGTCAGTATCTACGGATACGTAGAAAAGAATCTGTCAGATTTACCAGGCATTACTGAACATCGATTCCACCAACTACAAGAAATAGAAGCAGTGCTTAATTATCTTAATATACAACTACGTAAAATCAGACGTAAGCACTTTCAAAAGTATCTAGAAGCATATCAAAGAGCATTGACGTCACGTGATGCAGAAAAGTATGTAGATGGTGAAGACGAAGTTATTGAATATGAAACATTAATTAATGACATTGCTCTACTTAGAAACCAATGGTTAGGTATAATGAAAGGACTCGAAAGTAAAAACTTTATGTTAGGGCATGTAGTTAGATTAAGGGCAAGTGGCATGGAGGATATACAACTATAATGTTTGTTGAAGATCAAACAAGTCACAAACATTCTCGAGAAGTGTTAGATACTATTGAGACGTTCTATGAGTTTATGATATCTGTTAATACCGTTTGTGATATGGGAGGTGGATCAGGTCTAGACGCAGAATGGTGGGTAACTAGAGAAACTGATCCTGAGATTGAATCAACTGGAAAACCTAAACCTTATAATATTAAAGCAACAGTAATTGACCAAATTGATAAACTTTCTGTATCACATAAAAATCTAACATACTTAAAAGCAGATATGGAAAACACAGGGTTACCGTCAGATTCGTTTGACGTTATAACTTCACATGATTCATTTCAGTATTGTCTTAATCCAATAAACACTTTAAAACATTGGTGGGAATTAACAAATACCAATGGAATGTTACTTCTACAGATACCACAAACTACAAATATCAAATATAATCGACACGATATATCAAGTCCAAATAATGAATACCATCACTATACCTTAGTTAATCTTATTCATATGCTAGCAGTCAACGGTTGGGATTGTAAGAGCGGATTGTTTTTTAAAGGACTACGAGATCCCTGGATAAAAGCTATGGTCTATAAAGGTGAAGTAGAGCCTCAAGATCCTCATACTACTAGCTGGAGAGATCTAGCTGAACTTAACTTACTACCAGACTCAGCAGTACACAGTATTGATCGTTGGGGACATGTTAAACAACAAGATCTCGTACTACCATGGTTTGCTGGGCATCTTGAAACATATTCTACACACTGAATAAACTACGCAGATAAATACCTGCATGAGCAAACAAGATACAATACCAGTATACATTGGGTATGACCCTAGAGAAGCCATAGCATTCCATACCTGTGTTAATTCAATAATTAGACATGCTACACAACCAGTAAGCATACATCCGTTAGCACTTAACTTATTGTCAGGATATGAGGAAACACACACTGACGGGTCTAATCATTTTATATATTCACGCTTTCTAGTGCCACATATGGCAGGGTACACAGGACGAGCAATTTATATTGACGGTGATATGATAGTTAAAGATGATATAGCAAAGTTATGGAACGAAACAAAAAACTTTTCGAGCTGGGACGTTGCTGTTGTTAAGCACGACTACAAAACAAAGATGCCTGTCAAATATTTAGGCAGTAAAAATGAAGACTATCCAAGAAAGAATTGGTCTAGTGTGATGATTTTTAATTGTGCTATGATGCCATGTAAACGGTTAACACCTGACTATATACAAGAATCAATTGGATCTCATCTACATAGATTTGAATGGACACAAGATGATCGTATAGCAGAACTGCCTCAAGAATGGAATTGGCTGGCCGCAGAATATGATGATAACCCTGATGCTAAATTAGTACATTATACTTTGGGTACTCCTTGTTTCCATGAGTTCTCTAACACTGGCATGGCCAATGATTGGCACCAAGAAAGGCTGTTTACTGAATACTGTCAACAAAGGATTGATCTACTAGATGATAACAGCAAATGATATACTTTGTCTAGATAGAAAAGAAAAAAAGCAACTTCCTAAAAATCACCTCAAGTTATTAAACACTTCTATCTTTAATTTTACAAAAGGATGTAATGGAGTTGCTGTCAGCTTAGAAGAAGCACGGACTTATCCTGACAACACCTGGGTAATATACGGCGCCGGAATGATAAAAGCTGTAAAGGATTGTTGGGCAAACAATACATCATTCTTTTATATTGATAATCAATACTTAGGTAATATGAGAAGCAAGAAGCAATGGCATCGTATTGTAAAAGATCATGTGCATGATATTCGACCTATTATAGAAAGACCTAGAGATAGACTAGAACAGGTGATAAAATATATTCAATGGGCTCAATTAAAACGCCCAGAGCTAAATCCTACCCTATTAGATCCTAAACCTTTTACTTCAGGACGTAATATTCTAATAGCACCACCTAGCCCTAAAAGTTTTACTTTATGGAACATTGATCAACAACAATGGATTGATCAAACAGTAGCAGAAATAAAAAAATATACAGATCGACCAATTAAAGTTAGACTAAAGAGACCTAGAGATGACCGTTTTATACAGAATACTTTAGAAGATGATCTTAAAGACAGCCATTGCCTAGTAACATACAACTCAGTAGCCGCCTGTGAAGCAATAATTAACGGTACACCAGCATTTACTTTAGGGCCTAATGCGGCTCAACAATTAGCAAAACATGATCTCAGTGAAATAGAAAATCCTTACATACCATCAGACGATGAACGAGAAGCTTGGTTGCGTCATTTAAGTTATAGTCAATTTACTCGTACAGAAATGAATAACGGTACAGCCTGGGGAATACTCAATGGCTAATTATACTATTATCAATGACGAAGAATTATGTGATTTTCTCGTTGATCTAATCATAATAAAGTATTATCTCAAAAGTTTGAATTGGCATTTTGTTAGTAAAATATATTCCAATCACTATAACAAATCAGACCTTGTTACAGGTGAGAAAGATAAGGATAGAATTTATGAAGCCGCCTGGGCAGATCTAAATAGACTACGAGATACTATTAATATTGAAAAGAAAACTATTAAGAAACTAAGACATAAACGTCGATTAAGTAATATTTTACTTGAACAGTTTGAAGACATATGTGTATCTATTGGAGGCAACTGTGCTAGAGGAAAACGTTTGTTGTTAGCACGTTATTTAGATTTACAGTCAGACAACTATATGAAAAGATTGTCTAACGGTGTATACGAAAAAACTTCTTATAGAACAGTGGACAGTTATTCGCAAACTCAGTCAGATTGCTTAATTAGAAATATACTTAATAATGAACAACTATTACGCGATAAAATAAAAAATAAATTTCCTTTTTGGTTTGTTGACAGCGGATATACTAATTTTATTCACTCTAAAAGCAGAAAAGGGTTTCATCGACTTTGCCGTAACGATATTCATGCCGACAAACCAAAGCATGTTTTTCCTATGGATCGACTATTAAACATAATAGTAAATTCAAGATTGAGAACTGAGGGATTTTTATTTCCAAAACATTGGAGAACTACTGGTAACACAGTATTAATAATACCGCCAAGCTTGCATGTATGTAAAATTTATGGGTTAGATCAACAGGCCTGGGTCAAAGAACAGAAGGAAAAGTTAAAAAAAGTAACAGATAAAAAAATAAAAATTAGAAAAAAACAAGGCACAAGAAAAACTCGCACAACGTTGTATCAAGACTTATTAAAAGACGAGTCTATATATTGCGTGGTTGGGTATAATTCAAATGCACTTACTGAAGCTGTATGGGCTGGAGTCCCTGTAATTACATTAGGAAAACACATAACACTGCCAGTCAGTAGAAACAGTATAGAACAGATTAATAATCTATATAGAGATGATGTAAGTCAATGGCTATGTTATTTAAGTTATAGCCAATTTACTTCTGAAGAAATGTTTAACGGTATTGCTAAAAAGATTATGGAGACGTGGCATGTATGACGTAGTTGTTTATCTTTCTAGTTTGCCTCGTATATCAGACCATGATCGCAAAGCACAAATATTAAAAGCATTTGCTGAAGGTGCACAACGTGCAGGTGCTCGAGTCTTTGTACAAACCAAATATGAGGTTATTCCAGCACGACTAGGAGTATTCATTGGTTGGGTTGGTCAAACATTTTCTGGACCTCACATCCATTTACGTAAAGCTGTAATTGACTGGGCACGTGACAATAAACAGCATTGCATGCCTATAGATGGCAGTTGTTTTAAATTTGCAGATCCAAAGAGTATGTATGTCCGATATAGTCTAGATGGTGTATTTTATAATGAACATGAATATGCTAATAAAGGTAGCATCAATACCAAATGGAATCAATTAAGATACGATCTGCGTATGCCAGGAATGAAGCCTTGGAGAGAAAATGGAACAGGCAGTCATATTTTAATTTGTCTACAGCGAGACGGAGGCTGGAATATGAAGGGTACTGATTTGGATCAATGGCTAGCTAACACAGTTACTCAAATAAGAAAAGTTACTGATAAGCCTATATTAATAAGACCTCATCCTAAGCGTAAGTATAATCTTAAAGGTTATTTAAAACAAAATAATATATATGAAAGTGTACCTGACAGTACATTAGAACAAGATATTGAAGGTGCTCACGCCGCGGTGTTTTATAATTCATCTAGTTCAGTTGCGGCAATATTAAAGGGAGTTCCGGTATTTGTACAAGATCAAGATGCTGTAACTTGGGACGTGGCCAATCACGATATTAAAAATATTTTAAATCCTGTTTATCCTGAACGTAGTCAATGGTTATATGATTTAGCTAGCTGTCATTGGTGTGACAAAGAACTAAGAAAAGGTTTTGTGTGGAAACACTTTGAGCCTTACTTAAAATCCTAAAATAACGTCGTTGCGTACACGACTAAGCTCTCGAGCTCCCCAACTTTTTAATAGTTCAACACTTTCGTACTGAGTATCTTCAGTGATGCCTGTGTCTTTGTGTAGTTTCTGCTCAACAACCATAACAGGTTTATATTCTTTAATTGTTTGTTCGGCGCCTAATAGAATATTATATTCATATCCTTCGCAATCTATTTTAATGTAATCAATTTTTTGAAATTCTAAACTATCTAATCGATACATATGGATTTGACCATTACCCATAGTGTCAGTATTGACATGACTGTGTCCTGTGTTGTCTGGTGTGATTACCATATCTATTGTTGTGTTTTCGTTGCCCAAAGCATAGTCTCTTATAGCAACTTGAGACATATCAACATTCTCTCGAAGACATTCTCTAAAGTCAGCCACTGGTTCAAATGCTATAACACGCTGAAACTGTTTAGCCATATCTCTAGTCCATAGCCCTATATTGGCGCCTATATCCAACGCTAGACCTTTGTGTTGCACAAACTGAAAGCTCTTGCGTCTAACGGGTTCTTGATAAACAGGTTCTCCGCCTTTACGTATATTTTTATCCAACATATAAGCAAAATGTGTGTCATAGTCTGGAAATGTCCATCCATGTTTTTTATACATTATTTTGTTTCCTTTATATTAGACCAATAAGGATGATCGATGAACGTGCCTTGATCTCTTTTATTACTGTGTCCTAAATCTTTACGTTTACCTTTGACATGATCAAGATATAGACCAAGAGCACTGTTAATAAAAGGATGCCCAGCAAAGCCTTTCGTGTCTGGATTAGGATTTAAGTTGAAAAACTTATTCTCAGATTTAGTTCTATATTGTTTCCATACTGTAGACCAAACATAGCTGTCGTGATATTCAGGTAAATCAAACAGTTTATCTTCTGTATACAATGACACAAACTCTCTTATAAACATTCTTGAGTTAGGGTGTCTAAGATTGTATCCAACCCACCCGCATTCAGGATGATATTTGTCACCACGCCCGAGATATGTAATCATTGCGTCTCCAGGTGATATGCTTGGAACAAAGTGAACGGGGATATCAGTATGAGTAAGTGTATCAGCATCACACCATATCAGCCAATCAGTATCTATAGTTTTCTCTGCTAATCCTGTAGCAAATACTTTGTAACAAAAACGCACAGCGTCCCACTTAAACTGTTTACGTGGATCCTGTGAAGCATCACGTCCGTGTGCTTTAGGATTGTTTCTATGTCTTTCAACAAAGTCTCTACATTCTTTGCTTTCTTTAAGTAGATCAACTACCTGAACATTTGACTTAGTTGTTTTAGGTGTACAGTTTTCAGCATAAACAACAAGATCAATCTCTGCTGGCCAATGTTTTTCAAAGGTGTCTATCATTCTCTGACCGTACTGTTCCATTCCTTCTTTATGGAATGTAGTGATTAAAGTATATTTCACTTTTTGTCCTTGTGTTTATATAAATGGATACATACTATTATATTAGCATATATTTATTCAATGAAAAAACTGACCTATTTTTCTAAGCACACATCATTAAATTCAAAGCCAGTTATGTCTGCCTTTTTATCTAGTGCTAAGAAGCATTATCAAGTGGTAGAAAATGATATGAACGCAGATATTGCGGTCATATGGAGTTGTCTATGGGCAGGACGTATGGCTCCTAATAAAGAAATATATGAACATTTTCGTAGACAAAATAAACCTGTAATAATAATTGAAGTTGGTGCCTTAAGAAGAAACACAACCTGGAAGATTTCATTAAACAATATTACAACTGAGGGCTATTATGGCCATACTGAAAATTTAGATTGGGATAGACCTAATAAGTTAGGTATTAGCCTCAATGAGAACACAAACAATAACGGTAAAATATTAATTGCGGCACAACATCATAAAAGTTTACAGTTACAGCATTTAGAATCACAAGAACTATGGATTGAACAGCAAGTAACAATGATACAATCTCAAACAGATAGAGAAATCGTTGTACGCAGTCACCCTAGATCTCCATTACAAATGCCTAGTGAAATGCCTCGTAAAATTACAGGAACATATGATGACTTTGATTTTAACACTAATTACTATTGCGTTGTAAATTACTCGAGTGGTCCAGCAATACAGGCCGCAATATCAGGAACACCAATTATAACTAGTGAACTAAGTTTGGCGTACTCTATAAGTAACAGTATTAATAACATAGAACTAGTTAATAATCTTGCTACAGAGCAATGGTTAGCAGAGATAACGCACACCGAATACCTCATTGAGGAAATTGAACAAGGACTGTGGATAGAAAGATTGGAATCACAATTATGAAACAGGTAGATGACTATATGGAAGATGGTATAGACTGCGGATGTGTGCTTCATGGAGAATACTATACTTTAGACTATGCTAAGAAATTAGAAGCTGGGTTACGTAGGAACTTTAGTTGTCCTATACGTTTTCATATATGGACTGAAAAGGCTAGAGAGGTACCTAAACATTGGCATAAACACAGTCTTAAAGATCTAGGAGTTAAAGGGCCCAAGAAGTCATGGTGGTACAAAACACAGATATTTAGAAACAAGGACTTTCAGGGCAGATTGTTTTATTTTGATCTAGATATTATAATTTCAGGTAACTTAGATTGGATGTTAAGATTGAGTAGTGAAAAGTTTTGGGCAGTTAGAGATTTTCGCTATCTTTGGAAGAAAAACAAATGGACAATAAATAGCAGTGTAATGGTATTTGACACTAACAAGTACGCTGACCTTTGGAAAAAGTTTAAGCGTAACCATCATGCTATTATGACACAATATAATGGTGATCAAGATTACATAGATATAGAAGTGCCTAATGATAACAAACGATGGTTTGATCAAAACTTTGTAAAAAGTTATAGATGGGAAGTTATGGATGGTGGGATAGATTTTACCTATCGTACATATCCTAACAAAGGAAAAGACAGAAGTCATATTTTTAAAGATTTGAGTATAATAGTATTCCATGGAGTGCCTAATCCACATGAGATTGATGATAAAGAAGTACTAAGGCATTGGAAACTAGATAAATAAACGTAACAAACGGAGAACATAGCACATGGCTAATAGAACATTTAAGGTTTACGGACAAGCATACGCTGAATCAGGCGATGTAACAGCAGTATTGACTGTAGGCGGAGTAGAAGTATTTAACGGAACAGTTAATGACTCTACAACAAACAGAAACGGAAACCCACCAGACACAAGTAACTTGCTTTTCACATATGAATTAGATGAAGCAACAACAGGCAACTTATCATACTCACTAACAGCTACAGGTGGAGAACTTTGTCTAGGTAGAACACACTATAACGGTGTTCCAGGAATGACAATACCTCGATCTTGGTTTGACGCTAATGTAGCAGACAAAAACAATGTATCAGCAGAGGCTCAAACATATATAGCAAACACCATAGGCGAATCAGCTCTAGGTAGTGACATATATAACGCATTCATAGCAGGCACACTTACAAATCCAACAGATGAGCAAGATGCGGCAGTAATGTTGTCAGCAAACACTATTACTGATTTTACAGTATACGGAGAGGATAATGACGCAAGAACTAATGCTCAAATCGACGGTGTGGACTTAGAAGGTTGGGATGACGCTGAAGTAGCCATGCTAAATTGGCCAATTATTGATGATGGTGAAACATTTACTTGTACATGGAATTTAGATCCAACAACATCAGCATAATAGTGTTATAAAAACAATTAGCCAAAAATTAAAAACCCTGCATTTAGTGGGGTTTTTTATTGACTAATAAATCAAAAGATTGTATAATAATAGCATGACAGTAAAATATAACTTAGAAAATGTTAATCCAGATTTATACGACGAGCTAGACGACCTTGCTATGGAGACAGTAGGGTTCCTTGAAAAACAACTAGCAGAAAAGATGGTAGCAGTAGATGATGCTACACTAGAAGAGTTATATGACAATATTAGAGTAAAAATAATCAATTCAGTGCTTGACCAATAAATCCAAAACTGCTATAATGTTTTTAAGTTAGAAATTAATCATTTACGGGGGTAGATAACATGGTAGCTAAGGCAATTAAATTCACAAAAGAAACAGACGATCAAATTATTGAACGTATCAGTAAGCGTTTTAATATTCTTGATCAGATGACTAAAGCCTGCATCAACGGTGATGTAAGAGCTATGATCGTAGTAGGCCCTCCGGGTGTAGGTAAGTCATACGGTGTTGAACAACAGCTTGACAAGGCTAATGTATTCACTGAACTAAGTTCAATACCTAAAACATTTGATGTGGTGAAAGGTGCTATGTCAGCTATTGGACTATACACTAAACTATTCAACTACAAAGAAAAAGACAATGTTATAGTATTTGATGATTGTGATTCAGTGCTACAAGATGAGCTGTCGTTGAATATATTAAAGGCCGCACTTGATAGTAAGAAGACTCGTAAAATATGTTGGAACACTGATTCATATAAGTTACGTAATGAAGGTGTACCTGATGAGTTTGAGTTTAAAGGTTCAGCAATCTTTATTACTAACATCAAGTTTGACAATATTAGAAGTAAAAAACTTAAAGATCATTTAGAAGCTGTGCAGTCAAGATGTCACTACTTAGATCTTACACTTGACACTGTGCGTGATAAATTATTACGTATCAAACAGATTGCTGGCACAGGTGCTCTGTTTCAAGACTATGATTTCTCAGGACACGAAGTTGACGAAATGTTAAACTTTATGACTGATAACCAAGATAACTTAAATGAACTAAGCCTGCGTATGGCACTTAAAATAGGCGACCTTAGAAAAGTTTCACCAGTTAGTTGGCGTGAAATGGCTGAGGTTACTTGTATGAAACGCAGATAGTTCTTTTTGTTATTCATAAAAGGGTGTTGTTGGTTGACACCCTTTCTCCTTTTAGTATATACTACATATTATGAAACAAGCATTATTACATATTAAAGATGAAGTCAACGTAAAAATTGAAGGACTTGATTTAGATGTTCGCAAAAAATTAGTGGACATGTTTAAATTTGAGATTCCAGGTGCTCGCTATATGCCCGCAGTTAGATTAGGCAGATGGGACGGCAAAGTAGGTTACTTTCAATTAGGTGGCAGTACATATATCAATCTACTAGATCAAATACTACCAGTCCTTGAACAATATAACTATGACGTTGATCTTGAAGACTATCGAGACTATGAAAGACAGTTTGAATTTACTCAGGTTACCGAAGATACATATAGTCATTTAACCTGGCCTGAAGGACATCCAATAGCAGGCGAACCAATTGTATTAAGAGATTATCAGGTTGAACTTATAAACAAGTTTTTAGCTAATCCACAATGCCTTCAAGAAATAGCAACAGGCGCAGGCAAAACGTTGATCACAGCTTCATTGAGTTCTTGTTGTGAGCCACATGGAAGAACTATTGTTATAGTACCAAATAAAAGTTTAGTTACACAAACAGAAGCTGACTATCTCAATATGGGATTAGACGTGGGCGTTTACTTTGGAGATAGAAAAGAGTTCGGACGTACACATACTATATGTACTTGGCAAAGTCTTAATATCCTACTCAAAGGATCAAGAAACCAATCAGTGGACATAACAATAGATGAGTTTATTCAAGATGTTGTCTGTGTTATGGTTGACGAAGTACACATGGCCAAAGCAGACGCATTAAAAACTTTGTTAACAGGAGTTATGAGTCAAATACCTATACGTTGGGGACTAACAGGAACTATGCCCAAAGAAGAATATGAACGTATGAGTCTTAAATGTAGTATAGGTGATGTGATAGGAAAGTTATCAGCTAATGAATTACAGCAAGAAGGAGTGCTGGCTAACTGTCATGTAAATATTGCTCAACTAGTTGACCATGCAGAATATAACGGATATCAAGAAGAATTGAAATATTTGTTAGGTAACGAGGATCGATTAGAATATATAAGCAAGTTAATTACTAAAATTAAAGCTAGTGGTAATACGTTAGTGTTGGTAGATAGAATAGCACCAGGTAAGATGCTTGAGGAATTGATTCCAAATTCGGTGTTTGTATCAGGAGCAACTAAAGCACAAGCAAGGAAAGACGAATATGACGAAATTGCAACTATGGACGGTAAGGTTATTATTGCTACTTACGGTGTGGCCGCTGTGGGCATTAATATACCTAGAATTTTCAACCTCATCCTCATCGAACCTGGCAAGAGCTTCGTCAGAGTTATCCAGTCGATCGGTAGAGGTATCAGAAAAGCAGAAGATAAAGATTTTGTTCAAATCTGGGATATAACATCTACCTGCAAATTTGCTAAAAGACATTTAACAACACGCAAGAAGTTTTACAGAGAAGCCAACTATCCATTTGAAGTTGATAAAATAGAATGGAAATAACTGTTGACAGACACAACTCAGTCACTTATAATAAGGGTAATATGCAAATACTTACATTAGATAATACAAGATACGATCTAGACACACTGCCAGATGAAATAGAAGATATGCGTTTTAGCATATTAGATAATAGAGATCCAACTGATCCTGATTATCATTGGATTCCGTTGATCTTTCTAGAAAGTTTTAATTCACCAGCACTGGTCTTAAAGATAGGCGAACACACTATTAAAATGCCTGTAGATTGGCAAATATTAATTGGCGAACCTGATGTGGGTGATTTAGAAGTACTACCATTGACATCAATCAATGACAGAGGATTTAGAGCATTTCAGTTTAATAGTTTAACTGACTTTCGTCCTAGTTTCTTAGACATCGAGATAGTTGACGTTTATCAAGATGTGTCGTGGTACAGTCCCAAATTAAAGAACGGACAATTATTGGCAGTGCCATTGAACGACGGACCTAAGCCCGAGTGTTGTTATTTTGTTAAAGACATTAGTCGTAACTGTGAAATTGTTAATTATCCTTTATCGTTCTAATGGCTAATACGGATCCACTATATATTGGTAATGAAATGGCGGCCTTTGATCGTAAAGACAGAGACTACTATGACAAGTTTACTGATGAACAAAAGAAAAAGTTTTCAACATATTTGATGTTGCGTTATGGTGCTAGTGTAGGAGGTAGTGAGGACTTACAGTCCTATTACTTAATGGCAACTAACAAGTTTGTCAATAAACACTTCTTTGATTTAAACAAACATACAAAACTACAGTGGCTAATGTGTACAGCAGTTAGTCCTAACATGGGCAAGCAGTTTCATTATTGGTTAGCGGCTAAAAAGAAAGAAGGTAAATCAACAAACAAAGAAAGAAAAGTAGTTAGTGAACTATATCCAAATATGAAGTCAGATGAGATTGATATGTTGTTGTCAATGAACGATAAAAAAGCAATTAAATCATATGTAAAAGAGTTAGGATGGGATGACAAGCGAATTAAAGCAGACTTTTAAATGTAATTATTGTGAAAGATCATTTGCTAGAGAAAGTACACTAGCAGTGCATGTCTGTGAACAAAAGAAACGCTTTCAACATAAAGATGACCCTGCAAGTCGTATGGCATTTCAGAGTTATATAAAGTTCTATGAGATTGCACAAGGTTCAGCTAAATCAAAAACATTTGACGACTTTGCTACATCAGCATACTATAAAGCATTTATAAAATTTGCTAATTATTGTGTCAATGCTAGAGTTATTAACACTATTAGATTTACTGAATGGTTATTGAAAAATAACAAGCGTATAGATTATTGGGGTAGTGATAAAATATATGACGAGTTTCTTAAAGAATATATCTACAGAGAAAACGCAACAGACGCATTAACCAGAGCATTAGAAACATCACTTGACTGGAGTGAAGAAGCCGGAGCACCAAGTGAAGACTTCTTACGTCACGGTAACACTAATAAACTTTGTCAGTATATATCTTCGGGTAAGTTAACAGGATGGACTATATTTAATTGCCCAACAGGGCACGACTTGTTAGAAAACTTAAATCAAGAACAGATAGCCATGGTCTATGACTTTATTAATCCTGATCGTTGGAGCAAGATACTGCGAGACTATCCAGGAGACACAGAGTACATGAAAGAAATGTTAGGAAAAGCAGGATGGTAAAATATTCAACAGACGTAGACATAGACTTTGCAGATAGAGATGACGCACTGAAATTAGTTAAACATACTAATGCGATGCAGAAGAATGAACAAGGCATACGTCGACACAACTCAGGTGTGTATGTAACAGATATACCTTATAACCCACTAACAGATACAGCAAGTATAGATTATCAATCAGCAGAACAACGTGGTTACTTTAAGTTAGACTTTCTTAATGTTAATATCTACAAGTTAATTCGTGATCAAAAACACTATGATGAACTAATGGCTAAAGAAACACCGTGGCATAGATTAAAAGATAGAACATTCTTTGAGCAGGTTATACACATTGGTAATCATTTTGATCTATTAGGTAATTTAGAAATAGACACAATACCAAGAATGTCAATGTTTCTAGCTCTGATTAGACCAGGTAAAAGACATTTACTAGGCAAGACCTGGAAAGAAATTTCAAAAGATATCTGGACACAAACAGAAGATCAATACTTCTTTAAAAAGTCACATTCAGTTTCTTACGCTGTATTAGTATCATTACATATGAAGTTATTAGATGAAAGTTTACATACACGAGAGCAGTAGACTCAAAGGCATTTACGATCATGCCGACGAGTATACCACAGCTGAACTACCTACACTTCCTAGTGACTCAATAAAAATAATTCCAGTATCTACATACTGTAAAGAAAGTCGCGAACATATAGAATATATTAAGCACACAAGCGAACACATTATACTAGAGAATTGCGTAGAGGGGTCTAGTACGCTTTTAAGACACCTAGATGTTGATGGTTTATTAAGGCCAGCACTTGCTAAAAAGTTTAGTATTATATGCTCAGGAGAGATGCCAGAGCAAATGAATTCATTGAACATCGAATACTTGATGTATCTAACAGGATGTAGCAATCAGGATCTAAAACATCTAATGATCCGTACTGAAGAAAGACCCTATACATTTCAATTTCTTAACAACAGAGTACGTCAACATAGAAGTAAATTAATTGAAGACTTAGGTCAACGCAACTTATTACAAGATGCCCTATGGTCAAATCATAATATGGGAGAGAAAAAAGAAGGACATCAATTACCTAACGGATATGACGACAGCGGTACTAACTCTGCTAGTTTAATATCTTGGGATAAATGGAAAGCAGGAAAGATTGTGACAGATCAATATACTGACTCATACTTTTCAGTGTTTGCTGAAAGTACGGTATTACATAGATATGCTTTTATAACTGAGAAAACTTGGAAACCAATCATTGCTGGACACAGCTTTTTAGCATTAGCAAGTGAAAATCACTATGATAGATTACATCAACTAGGATTCAAAACATTTAACGGAGTCATCGACGAAAGCTTTGTGTCTTCAGACAATTGGGAAGACAGAGAAAAACAAATAGTTAAAGAAGTTGAAAGGCTGATTGCGTTAGATCTTGATCAAGTAGTTAGAGACAGTCAGAAGACTTTAGATTATAATATTAATCATTTCTGGAAGTTATGGGAAAACTATTCTGAAGATACTATTGAAAAACTTAATAAGTTTATCGATCTACTCTACGTACAAGTGTAATTGATTTTTTCTTCGTTCGTTTTTTTGCTAGGTTACTAAGACTAATTGTTGGGCCTGAAAGTATTTCAACATCTTTATTAACAAATGTCTGTAGGTAAGGTCTAAACTGTGCCCATTCTTCACGTAAAAATATATTAATAGGAATAGTTCTATTAGACTCCCACCACCATACATTAGCAAGCTCTAAGAAACGTTGTTTAAGCTTTATGTCAACAATACGCCCAAAGTCGTAAAGAGTAGTGACAGTAGCGTCTCGATTCTGCACAATACCAACATATTCTGCGCCGGCGTAATATACTACTGTGACAAATGGATATTTGTCTGTTAACTCTTTAAAAAATTCACTGCTCATTTATCGATAAATACTCTATATGTTTACAACTCAAGTCTATTTATATAAGCAAAAGCACCAGGTGGTATTACGTGACACCACTCAGGCCCTAACATCAATGAGGTATAATCCCGTGTACGCAAAAAATTTAAAATTACACAAAGGCACAGACAATGTGCTAGTGTTTACATTCGTTAATCAGGATCAAAAACCTGTTAATAATTCTACAGCAACTTTTACATTCAGGTTAATTAATAGAGAAGGCAATGATTTAATTCTTGCAAAAACAATGACTGCGATCGATGCTACTAAAGGTACTGCGTCAGTTACTGTTACAGAACAAGACTTAGATGCAGTAGATATACAAAAAGCACACTATTCAATTGAACGCAGTTTGTCAACTAGTGATCTTAACGATGCAGTGTTTGTTGATGATCATCTTGGCGGCAGAGGAGTTGTTGAAATATTAGATTCAATTATGCCAGAGCATACTGAAAGTCAAACAGTTACTATTCCAGACTTTTTAGACAGCGAAGGTGAAACTACACACTATTCAAGTGAATGGCAAGGAACAAATGATTTACAAACCTTACAATACAAACTTAATGCCTTTACTGGTAACATACAAGTTGAAGGAGCAACATCCGACGATGAACTATGGTATAACTTAGGCAGTGAAGTTTCTTTATCATCATCTAGCTCAACCGGATATATAAACATATCAGGCTATCACCCATACCTTAGATTACGTATTGAGGAAACAAGTGGTAGTGTTTCAGAACTAAAAGTTAGATAAATTGAATATAAAAAAATTAGCAGTATTTGGTGACAGTTGGGTATACGGCGACGAGCTAATAGACCCTGCACTTGAAACTCAGGAATGCTGTTCACATCTCAACAACAATTATAGACTAAGTCATAGCTTTAGTGGACTTCTAGCAAAAGAACTTGGTGTACATTACGAAAACTACGGCCACCCTGGCGGTAGCTTACAGAGTGCTATTTGGACATTCCTTTGGTTTTTAGAAAATACAGATTGGAGTGACACGGTCTGCATCGTTGGATTGACAGGTTCAGATAGACAAAGTTGGTTTAATCCAGAACACGAGCATATGGGAAACGATGATCCTGAGTGGAACAAGCTTATACATTCTACTTGGGTAAACTTTGGTAGTGACGTTGTTCCTAAAGTGTGGCAAGATTTTGGCAAACAGTATCTTACACTAAGTCATGATGATCAACTATCAAAATATAACTATCAACAGGCAGTTTACTTTTTTGACGGCATAGCTAAAACTAAAAACATTCCATTAGTACAGTTTAACTTATATGATCCAGGCACGGTGATCAATGGCTGTGACACACTATTATGGCCTGAACAGAATATGCAGAAACGACTGTTAGACAGACCAGACGTTAAACAAATATACGCACCAGGAAAGCACCCAAATGAACTTGGTCACCAAATTATATCAAAAGAGTTGTTACCCAAAGTAAATGATGCTATACTAACTTAATGTTAGACATTACGACTGTTATACCTACTAAACACAAACGCACAGCCGGAGGTTGGGTATCGTTTAATGCTGTCTGCTGTGAACATAATGGTGAAAATAGAGACAAAAGACAGCGTGGTGGTATCAAACAGAATGGAGATGATTGGTCGTATCACTGTTTCAACTGTGGATACAAAGCAAGTTTTAAACTAGGTCGTACATTAAGTTTTAAAGTGCGTAAGCTGTTAGGTTGGATGGGCTTAGATCAGAATCAAATATCTGGTATAAACTTAGAAAGTCTAAGACATAAAGATCTAGCAGAACTAGCAAAAACAAGAAAGAGTGTAGAAGTTAAAGTTACATTTGAACGTAAAGACTTACCCAATGAGCTACGCTTGTTAAAAACTAGTGATAGCAAATATATAGAATATCTGCGTGATAGAAAGATTGATTGGCAGGATTATCCTTATATGATATCACCAGATGAGAAAGGACGCAACGCAAATCGTATAGTAGTTCCATATACATTTGAAGGTGATGTAGTAGGATGGTCAGCACGTTATTTAGATAATCGTATTCCTAAGTTTATCAATGAACAGCAACCAGGATATGTGTTTGGATTAGACTTACAACAGGAACATTGGACACAGTTGATTGTAGTAGAAGGATTGTTTGACGCACTCAGTGTTAATGGTGTAGCTGTATTACATAACACAGTCAATGACAAACAAGCACAGATTATTAAACAACAACGTAAGCAAGTAACAGTGGTACCAGATCAAGATGAAGCTGGGCTAAAACTAATTGATCGTGCTGTTGAACTAGGATGGGCAGTAAGTATTCCGGACTGGCCTGAACACATCAAAGATGTTAATGATGCTGTAAAACATTATGGTAAATTGGGTACATTGATAACTATTATGAACACTAGAGAAACTAGTAAAATTAAGATAGAATTGGCTAAAAGAAAACTTGTTAAAAAAGTCAAATAAAGTATAATTAAACATATGGCAAATACAAAAGAATATACAGTAGATATGCAAAGACTGTTCTTGGAGATGATGCTTCAAGACGCACAGAGTTATACTCGTGTTCAGAATATCTTTAATCCTGAAAACTTTGATCGTAGCTTACAATCAAGTGCGGCTTTTATAAAAGAACACTGTGATAAACATAACACTATGCCTGATATGAAACAGGTAACGGCTGTTACTGGTGTAAAATTAACTCCGTTAGAAGAAGCAAAAGACGGACACTTTGATTGGTTCTTGGAAGAGTTTGAAGGCTTTACTAGACGTCAAGAACTAGAACGTGCTATTCTTAAGAGTGCAGACTTGTTAGAGAAAGGTGATTATGATCCAGTTGAAAAACTAGTTAAAGAAGCAGTACAGATTAGTTTAACAAAAGATATGGGTACAGATTACTTTGATGATCCTAAAGCAAGACTGTTGGCTATCAAGTCAAGCAACGGACAGGTGTCAACGGGTTGGCCAATGTTAGATAGATTATTGTATGGTGGATTTAACAGAGGTGAACTACAGATATGGGCAGGTGGTTCAGGTTCGGGTAAGAGTTTGTTTATGCAGAACTTGGCAGTTAATTGGGCAATGCAAGGAATGAATGGCTGTTATTTGACACTAGAATTGAGTGAAGGCCTATGTGCTATGCGTATGGATAGTATGATGACTAATACTTCATCAAAAGAAATATTTAAAGACATTGACAATGTTGAAATGAAAGTTAAGCTGGCAGGTAAAAAAGCAGGACACTTACGTATTAAGTATATGGCGGCACAGTCAACTGTTAATGATATTAGAGCATACATGAAAGAGTTAGAAATACAAACAGGCAGTAAACCAGACTTCTTATGTGTTGACTATTTAGATTTGTTAATGCCTGTGAGTGCTAAGGTTAGCCCAAATGACTTGTTTGTTAAAGACAAGTACGTGAGTGAAGAACTACGTAACTTAGCAAAAGAATTAGATATTATATTTGTTACAGCATCACAGTTGAACAGGTCAGCTGTAGAAGAAATTGAATTTGACCACAGTCACATCGCAGGTGGATTGAGTAAAATTAATACTGCTGATAATGTGTTTGGTATATTTACATCAAGAGCAATGCGTGAACGTGGTAGATATCAAATACAGTTAATGAAGACAAGGTCAAGTTCAGGTGTTGGACAGAAAGTAGACTTAGAGTTTAACATAGAAACATTGAGAATCACTGATGTAGGTGAAGAAGGACAAAGTGATTACGGTAGAAAAAGTCCAAGTGGTAGTAAGATTATGGACTCAGTTAAATCTACTACCAGTACTGTAAATGTTGCAGACAACAGTGACAAAGAAGATCCAAAGATACAAGCTGACGTACAAAGTAGTAAATTAAAAAGTATGCTCACACAAATCAAACAGAAGTAATGTTTATCGAAGTTGTAAATTTTTTGCCTGAAGAGTTAGTAGATGAACTAGTCGAGTTTAGTCAACAACCTGATATTCCGTGGGAACTTCAAGAAATGCAAGAAAATTTACCTAGGCGTAAAATATCTTATTTACTAGACAGTCCTGTAGAAACAGTTCACAACCACTTTCAATCACTTTCTATGTTTAGTCATTTAAATTTTATGGGTGTCACATTGTGGAAGGACGAAGAGAACTTTTGGATGGCACAACATTTAGACAATGACAGAGTAAAAGTAGCAGTTCAGATATATCTTGATAATAGAAACAGCCCAGGAACACAGATTGGAGATAGATTGGTCAGTTACGGACGTAATCGTGGATACATAATGTATAACAACCCCGACATGTTGCACGGTGTTCCTAAACAAATTCCACATGAGGGTAGGCTAAGTGTCTATGCACTATACGAATGATTCCGTATCATGACATAAAACATATCCACCTAGAAATATCTAGTCTATGTAATGCTCGTTGTCCACTATGCCCTCGTAACTTCCACGGCTATCCCTACAATGATGGATACATAGAAAGAAACCTCACACTTCAAGATGTCAAACATATATTCCAACCTACGTTTATAAAACAGTTAACAGGAATAATGATCAATGGTAACTTCGGGGACTGTGTTATGAATACAGAAACTCCAGACATCATTGAATACTTTAAAACACACAGTCCTAATATTAAAATAGATGTAAGTACCAATGGCGGTGCACGTCCTAAACAGTTTTGGCAACGGTTAGCTGAGCTAGATGTTCACGTGCTATTTGCATTAGACGGGTTAGCTGATACACATTCTATATATAGGCAAGACACAGTGTATGAAACAGTATTAAAAAATGCTAAAACTTTTATTGAAGCAGGTGGTCAAGCTACCTGGAAGATTATTCCATTTGATCATAATCAACATCAAATCGAAGCTTGCCAAGAACTGAGCAAGCAACTTGGATTTAGTGACTTCATCTTAACAGATCAAGGTAGAGACACTGGAGTTGCTGTTGACAAGAAAGGCAAGGTGGTTAACGTGTTAGGCAAACCTAAAAAGATTAACTTTGAACAACTATTACAATCTAAAAAGACAGATGAGGTAGTATTAGAAGATCTTAACCCTGTGGTCAAAAACATAACCTGTGAAGTAAAGAAAAGTAAATCAATATATGTAACATCAACAGGAGAAGTATATCCTTGTTGTTATACTGGCTTTTATCCTAGAACATATGGTCATGGTCAGTACTACGAAGTAGTTAATCAACAGTTGAGAGATATTATTAAACCTAACAATGCGTTAGAAACTTCATTACAAGAAAGCATTACTTGGTTTGATAGTGTTGAGGAAAGCTGGAATAAGTCAAACTTTAAACAAGGCCGCTTACTGATATGTAATGATGTATGCGGTTCCTGATAAATACTATCACTAACGAGAATTTAACCATGCAAAAAAAGACTAGAAGTATATTAGACGAGTTAAATGACTTGCACATTACCAAAGATAAAAATCATCTTGTTGAAAGTCGTGCGAGTAACATCATACAAAGTGCTATAAATCTGTTTGAACAGATAGATGCCGCGTATGAACGTGATCAGGCAGATGACCTACAACGTAAGTTTATTAATGCACTACGTCATCGAGATGCTAAGAAATTCTATAGATCAGTGAGACGTAAAGATGAAGATTAATGAAATCACAGAAGCTCCAAAATTCTTAGATAAACTTGTTGGAGCAACTAAAAAAGCATATCAAGGTTATACACAAAGTAGAGACATTCGTGTAAACTCTCAGGCAATATCTAATATGTCTCAGGTAGCTTCAAGAGCATGGGGCAAAGAAAAACAACGCCTAGAAAGAATTAACGATTACAATCCTCTAACAAATAAACAACTAACAGACCAGTTAACTAAATGGATAGATAACAATCTATTAGGATCGTATCAACTAAAAAGTACAAGTGGAGATTTTCAAGGATTAGTTGGTGTTTTAATACAAGCAATTATAGACGACCCAAAACAAACACAAGCCGTATTCAGTAAATTATTAACTAACGCAAGTAAGTTAGCATTAGACCCAGAATCAGAACCAGCACGTGATCCACAGCCTGGTCAGTCTGCTGGTAATAACACTGCTCCGTTTAAAGTTGCTAACAACATTGCCACAGCTGGCAACATGGAATTAAATCTTAAAGACCCACAACAACGACAAATATACGATAGAATTAGAGATGAAGTTGCTAAAGGCGACATAAAGGTATGATAATACTTGAGGGCGGTAACGTATTCAAAGACGAGAAAGGTACAGCGTTAACTAAACGTATCAATCTTGCTGACGTTAAGCCTACTGTTAAGCATTTGGAATCGTTAACAGGACTTCCTTTACTAGATAACATGCTAGGATCAACAGGCAAAAAACCTACCTCAGGTGACTTAGATCTTGCAGTAGATGCAAAAAAATATACCAAAGATGAAGTATACAACAAATTAATTGCAAAAGGTGTTGATCAAAAAGATTTAGCTAAATCAGGCGACTCAGTCCATTACAAGTGTCCAATCAACGGTGATCCAATGAACGGATATGTGCAAGTTGACTTTATGTTTGGTGATCCTAAATGGCAACAATTTGCATTAAATGCAAGTCCTGAATCAGAATTCAAAGGAGTACACCGTGCAATACTATTAGCTAGCATTGCCAAAGCAAGAGGTATGAAATGGTCATACAAATACGGACTAGTATCAAGAGAAACAAACAAAGTTATTTCAAACGATCCTGAAGAAATTGCAAAAATGCTAATAGGTGGAACACGTAAAGATTTAGCAAGTGTGGAGTCAATTAATGCACAAGCAAAAAAGAATAACGACTACGAAGAACTAGTAGCAGATGCAGTAGAATATTTTGCAAAAGAAGGATTAGTACTTGAAGACGCAAACAACGCAAACTTTTTAGCAAGGTTAAGAGATCGCATTGTTAATCAAGGTATGCAACTAATTATTGAGTCAGCTCGCATAGCACATCCAGAAGATATGATATTTGATGGCGGAGCAAAAGGTGTATTAAAAGCTATTGAAGATTTGAAAACATTACCTCAACAAGCCAAAGACATTACAATTAAATGGGACGGTAAGCCAGCAATTATATTTGGGCGAGATCAAGACGGGAAATTTGTATTAACAGACAAGTCAGGCTTTACTGCCAAAACATATTCAGGAACAGCACGTTCTCCAGAAGAACTAGAAAAAATTATGAAAATGCGTGCAGGCGATCGTACAGAATTAATCAATATGTATAAAGCTCTATGGGCTCCATTAGAAGCACAGACACCAAAAGGATTCCAAGGATACTTTATGGGTGACTTGTTGTATACCGGCACACCAAATAAAAAAGACAATAGCTATCAGTTTACTCCAAACACTGTAACATATTCAGTTAATGCTGATACAGACTTAGGTAAACAGATTGGAAATAGTAAAGCTGGTATTGCAGTACATACATTTAAAACTGGTCCTGAAGATAGCGGACAACCATTTAATGCTGTAGATAAATTACCAACAGGTCCTATATTGTTTGTAGGTCCTAAAATGAAAGACACACCTAAATTAGATGTTCCAGAAGCTAAGTTAGATCAAATAGCAAATAAAGTAAAGCAGAATCAACGTGCTATCGATAACTTCTTTATGCCTGCAACACTACAGCAGTTACAGTTATCAAACTTACCAGCACTTATGAAACAGTATGCTAACTTTAAAGTAAGAGAAGGTAACTTTAACAATATGGGCAATAGCTTCTTAAACTGGGCAGTAACAAAAGTTTCAAAACCTAAAGCACAACGATTAGAACAATATGTAAATGAAAACAAACAGGTAGTTGACTTAATATTTAAAATCTTTAATGCTATCGCTGTTATTAAAACACAGGTAGTTAGAGCATTAGATCAACAGGGTGGTGGTATCACTGCGTCAATAGATGGCGAGTCAGGACATGAAGGTTATGTAGCCGGCGGACTTAAATATGTTGATAGACTACGTTTTTCAAAATCAAACTTTGCGAAGAATATATAATGGACTTTATTAAAGACATAACAGAATCAAGAATGTATCGTAGGTTAGGACAGCTTACTGGTAAATCAGTAGATGAAATAGCTAGACAAACGTTTACACATTTATTAATGTTAAAATCACTATACGATTTAGATAAGCCTAAAGCTGTACAATATGCTCAAAACATAGTAACTAATTTAAACTTCAATGGCTTTAGAGCATCAATGCCGGATTTATATAACATGTTAGTTATGATTATTGATCAGCACAAGTATGCTGACAAATTATATAACAATTGGAAAATAACTGTACCAGAATTGCGTATCAAACGTGTGTTTAGATCTATGGCACAAGGCGAACTAGACTCCAATGACTTCGCACAACTGATGTTAATCCTACAACGTAAGTTTCCAGGACTAGACGGTGATCAAATGCGTATGCGAAGAATGGTACAAAATACTACAAAAGCAACAGAATCAGACCGTAAATGGATGTACAAGCGACTTATACAAATGTCAAGAAGACAGATTAATTCAGACTTACACCAGTTATATCAACAAGTTAGTAGTGCCAAACTAGCCTAATAATTTTACCAAAATGGACTAAATAAGTGTAGGGACAACACGATCCCACTTATTAGGAGAAACATATTATGGCAGTAGTAACAAGAGTACATCCAGTAGCAACAACACTTGGTGTCGAAACAGCAGGTAATTTACAATTTTTCACAGTAGACTATATCGTAGACGTATCTGGTAAAACAGGTCCTGAGTCAGCACAAGCGGCGGCAATTAAAGCAATTCAAGATACATCAACAATTATTGCTATGGGTCCTTTAGGCAACTCAGATACAGAGCAAACATTTGCTGTTGAAGCAATTGGTGGCGATAATGTAACAAAAGCGGCACTTGAAGCGGCATTTGACGCATTAGGTACAGTAGATTCAGTTGCAATGGGCGACCTCACTGTAACACTTAAAGATCTATACGTAGCTGTATAAGTTAGTATAACTTTAGAAATTTTAAAGAACCCTACTTTTTTAAGTGGGGTTTTTTATTGGCGTAAATATCTGTATGGAACAACAAGAATTGTTTGAGACAGAGGGCCCTTGGATATACGAATCACCTGATAGTGGGTCAACTTTATATAGACGCAAAGCTAACGATCCTCATTACAAGCGTGAACTAGTTAAACAGTTAGATTCTGAGTTCAGAGATTACAGAGACTGGATGTATAAACAGGATTGGACAGAATTAAGTAAAACACCAATGATTAAAGAATCTTTAGACAAATTAAGAGTACTGGTAGAACTTATGAAAGAATGATAGTTTGTTGGACATTAGCAGATATTACCGAAACTGGCTTTACTAAAAAGCCAAAAAATGAACACGATATCAAACTTCGTAATCAACAACGTAACTACGAAACGTTCATTCAGTTGATTAGTATGCGTAATCAACCTACGATAGTTATTCAGCCAACCATGGTTCTAGATAGAGATATAGCTAACATGCCATTTAGTAAAAATTACTTACAAGATATAGGATTTAGATATAATGTATGGATGTTTGCGTTTCAGTCTGAGCAATATACTACGTTTGATAATGCCAGTGGTCAACTAGGTGCCCTATTAGATGATTTTGATAACTGTCCTATCATTACAGGACTAGACGAAAATGCTAAAATATCCAACACAATCAACACCTTAGGTGAAAATTGTAATACATTCTTCCTCCACCAAAATGACCGATAGTGATAAATAAATGCAAAGCATCACAGAACAAACACATAACTTAGGCACATACTGGCTCATTAAAATACACACTAGTTCGAGTGATAAAATCCTATTGATGGAATTTATAAAATGAGTGCTACAAAAATTGAAAAAGAAAATTTAGAAGCCCATGTAGAGTTATGTGCGGAGAGGTATGACGCATTGGAAGAAAAACTAGACGCGGTTGAAGAAAAAGTTAGCTCACTAGAGATAGTTGTTAATGAGATCAAAGACATGATATCAGTCATGAATGACTCACGACAAAAACAGTTGATTAAATGGGGAGTAACTATAATTGGCTCTCTACTTGTATTGTTAGGATGGATGGTGATACACTTTATGGTGCCATACATTTTCACAGCGGTATAACTATGTCTGCGGCAAGTACACCATTAGAAAAGTTTCATGCTCTTGCCCAGCAAAGTCTTTCATCTATTTCAAAAAATATAATAGTAAAAAGACAGGACAGATACGAAGTTTTTGGTGAATTTCAAATACGCAACACACAAGATGGATTCATAGTTTACAGAAAAGAAAAAGAAGTAGCACGTTTTTTAAACAGTCGTAACGCTTTAAGCTATTGTATATTTGAAAAATATACCAAATTACAAGATGCCCAGCTATTACAAAGATTAGATCATAAGCTTCAATCAAAATTGTTTGATATTGCGGTAGCAAAAAACACTTTAACAAATTCAAAAGACCAAGACAAGAGATTTACAGCATTAGCCAGAGTTGAATTATATATTGACGAAGCAAAAATTATTAAAGAACAAATTAGTGAAGTAGTCGAGAAGGCTAAATACTTCCAACAAAAGGAAATAGACAATGAAGTTAACTGATATACAAGAAAAAACAGGATCTAAATTTATTAATCGTGTTATGAACAACTATTTTACTTCTAAAGTAGATGTTCATTCAATAAACGAAAGTAATGCACGTACTATGCTTACTAAAGTTAGATCGTTAATCAAAGAAACTAAAAGCACACCTAAGTTTCATAGCAGTGAGAAAAGCCCAGCTTACTTACAATTGCTTATGATGGAACAAGCTCTTACAGCTAGACTACAAGAATACGGTGCTGACAGTGTTAGATATCAGGGCGGTACTGCTTATAGTACAAGCAATTCATTACCAGTTGATCCAGACACTGATGAAGAAGACGAAGAAGAGATGGAAGAAGCATGTGGTTCATCTAAGTTAATGGCTGGCGACTACAAAAAGAAAAAGAAAGTTAAAGAATACGGTAAGAAGATTAAAGAAGATAAGATAACAGAAAGTGAAGTTGAAACAGCACAAGTTGTTTTAGCGGCACAAGACATGGTAGATAAAATTGCAGGTTGGATGGAAGACGTTGCTGACATGCAGTACAAAGATCTTCCAGGATTAGTAGAAATGATGCGTAATGAAGTTGGCGTCAATGAAGCACAAGCATTTTTAGACGCACAAACAGCAACATTATCAACTCTAATGACATCGTTAGAGCAAGCAAAAGCAGAGTCAACAACTGCAATGGCACCGTTAACAGGCGAGCAAGCAGTTGACCCTAGTGAGTTTAGCAACAATGACTTAGATTTAGATGCTGGTGTTGACAATGATACTCCACCTGAAGCAGACAGTGATGGTGATATTACAGAACCAGATTTAGAACCAGATCTTGGCAGAGAAAGAAGATAAATGAAACTGTTTGAGATTGGCAATCAATCACTTGAAATAGCCGCACTAGTACAATACCTAGTAGGTAAAAGTGAAGAGATGAAAACCAAACCTCAAATTAAAACAGATACATTTCTCAGTATGGCCAACAGCATGGGTATACAAACGTCATTTAGTAACTTACAAAATCTAGCACAACAAAATCCATTAAAAAATATGATAACTGATATTAATCAGGATACTATAGCATTTGGTGATGCAAGTGCATATAATAAAATGCCTGTTGATAAAGCCAGAGACGTTGTTAAAAAAATGGCAAAAAGATCAATGAGCAAAAGAACATAGCATATATACAGTTAACATATTGTTCCACAAAAGCCCTACTTAGTCATAGGGCTTTTTTATCTATAAATATTGCTTATGCACAATGACATTGACATCTCTACTTTTAATTTACGAGTATTTGAAGATACTATACTTGACCGTGATGAGTTATTAGAGTTCTTAAAAACAACGGCAGGACAGGTCAATTTAGATACTCTAGGTGAAGGACCTAGTCTTAATGAATGTGGACTAGTTGATATACTCAATGAGTCAGGTAAACCGTTTAGTGATATTCAAGTGATTACCCCAAACGAAGTAGAAGAACTCCCTGTTAAATGCACAACTAACAGAATTGGTAATTTTACTTTTAATTATTGGTTTGGGACAGTACATCGAGCTTATAAAAAATATACATTTAAAAATCTAGCTCAAGAACATTATAGACTAGGTTGTTTTATTGGACGTAAAAACTCAGATAGACTAGCTATATTATACTGGCTATCACGTTGTACAAGAACATTTTTAAGCTCGCTACGCGAAGATCACATAAACCATGACCGTAGACCAGATTTATACCGGTGGGTAGATAACTATGATAGTTTCAATGAGTGGGTTAGCAAGTTTAATATACCTAGCATTGATAATCACTCAGTGAATGAGCAATATCAAGATATTGATCTCAATGTTCCTAATTCAAAATTCTTAAACGTACAATTAAATATGCTAAACTGGTACAATGGTTTTGATGTTGAATTAGTTTGTGAAACGTTTGTTAGAGGGGACACTTACTTTCCAACAGAAAAAACTACTCGTCCTCTTGCAGGTGGTAAGCCAATGATAATATATGGTCCAAAAGATTATCTAGCAAGACTGCGTGATCAAGGATTTAAAACTTGGGGTGATTGTTGGGACGAAAGTTATGACGAATATGAGGGATTAGGACGATGGATGCGTATTAAGGAAGTTATTATTCAAAATAATGACTGGAACGTGCAAGAATGGAAATCTATTGTGAAAAAGGCTAATGCAATAGCTCAATACAATCAAGAATACTTTATGCAAGAAGTGGCTAATGGCTATAACTACTAAAAAGAAAATTAGCCTCTGTCAACCTAACTTCCAACAAGGTCCTATGGAACTTAATGCACACTATCTTCCGTATAGTACGGGCATACTATGGAGTTACGCCCAACAGTTTGATGAGATAAAAGACAACTACGAGCTGGATCAATTGATATGGGAACGTAGAGACATAGAAGAGTATGTAGAACTACTTAAGGACAACACAGTGGTTGGCTTCTCTACCTACGTATGGAATCGCAACTACACATACGCATTGGCACGCAAATTAAAAGAAAAAAATCCTAATATATTCCTATTCTTTGGCGGCCCTGAGATACCACACGAGAGGAATGATGTCTTTGAAACTTATCCTTTTATGGATCTTGTTGTAGTTCGAGAAGGCGAGATCACGTTTAAAAATTTACTGACAGCTCTACATAACCAGACGGATCTAAAAGAAATAAACGGCATAGTGTTAAATGACAACGGTGTGCGTGTGGTCACACAGAATGCTCCTAGGATACAAGATCTTGAAGATGTACCTAGTCCTTATCTAACAGGAGTATTTGACAAACTGATAGCAGAAACAGCAGGCAAAGTAGAATGGAATGCTACTATTGAAACTAATAGAGGATGTCCGTATCAATGTACATTCTGTGATTGGGGTAGTTTAACTTATGGTAAGGTCAAGAAGTTTGAATATAATCGGGTGCTTGACGAGATAGAATGGATAGGTAAAAACAAATGCGGTTACGTAACTATTGCTGATGCTAACTTTGGTATGTTCCGTGACCGTGACAATGAAATAGCAGATAAAATACTAGAAGTTCAATCTAAGTACAATTTCCCTCAAGGCGTAAGTATGACTTGGGCTAAAAATCAAAAAGCAGATGTATATAAAATAGTACAAAAATTATTCAAAGCTGGTTCCTTTAATCAAGGACTAACAGTATCAGTACAATCAATGAACTTAGATGTTTTAGAAAATATTAAACGTAAAAATTTAGGGCAACACAATATTACAGAAATATTTGATCTATGTAACAAGAATGGTATACCAGTTGACACAGAAGTTATATTAGGATTACCTGGAGAAACACAAGAAACTTGGAAAGAAAATCTCTGGTCGTTATTCCGTTTAGGAAATCACACGGGTGTAACTATACATCAATGTCAACTCTTAGAAAATGCTGAAATGAATTTACTACAGCGTAAAATGAACAAACTTGAAGCTGTTCCTATATATGATTACATGAGTGGCAGTTATAACTATGACAGTCTAGCAGAATCAGTAGATGTTGTTATGTCAACAGGAACAATGCCAAGAGATATTATGGTAGATACGCAAGTGTTTAATTGGTTTATAAACACGTTCCATATGAATGGGCTTACAACTTGGATATCCAGATTCCTGCATAAACATCAAAGTATTGACTATTCAGAGTTTTATGAAAAACTTATACCCTTTCTACAGCAAGATGATTGGTTTCAAAAAGAAGAAGATGAGATTAGACAGTTTTATAATAACTGGAAAGACCATGGCAGAATTAACCATCCGTTAATTGGGGGGACAGTTCCCATTCATGGTTGGAATCTCCTCCACAGAACAGCAATGACCATGCACGCAGATCATAAGCATGATCGTGTATTTGATCTAATAGAACAATTTGTTAGAGAAACATTTGACTTGCCTGAGAAGTTAATGACACAATTGTTAGATTACAATAGAACATATGTATTAAATTACGACAAGCTACAACAGTATCCGTTAGCAAAAACATTTGACTATGACTTCTTTGGGTATATTGTCAATGAGGAACCATTGGAATCAACTACCATAGTCAAGTTTGACTTCCGTGAAAATAAAGATATGACATTTGATCGTTTCTTACAAGACTTTTGGTATGGACGTAAACGTAACTTTGGTAAAGCGTTTATCACTAAAGAAACAATAAAAGAACATGTTATTGAAAACGTTTGATAGTGGATGGAGTAAAGATCTGCCTATACCCAAGTGGCATAGCGAGCAACTCAATCACATAGCTCAAAACTATACTGGCCATGCTAAAGCGATAATAGCTAACAGCACTTGGTATACTGATGAGATACATTCAGAAGTGGTGGCTTACATCAAATCAAATAACATTAAAAATATTATACTCACTAGTCTATGTGACGCACACATCGCTAGACGAGAACTCTTTGAAGAACTAGAAGTCAACGTGTTTGAGATAGGTTATTATAGAGGCCCGGGCTTTTATGATTTCTTCGCATGTTGCTGGGATAGATTTGGACACACCGGACTCAGTGAGCACGAATTGTTAGACCATCAAACTATACACAAACCTTTTATGTGTCTCAATAGGAAACACCACGAGCATCGTGTTAAGATTGTAAACGAGCTTCGCAGTGCGGGTTTAACTGATAAAGGTATAGTCACACTAGCCGGAACAGACTTACGTCTAGATGAGGACTTTACTAATCATAAAAGCTATGCTCCTGAAAGCGGAGCTGACATTCCAAATGACATTATGTCACTAGGAGATACTCGTGTATGGTCTAGTCATTTTCTTAATGTGGTTACGGAAACATGGTGGGACATTAACCAGGCATATCTTGCCGCTGACAAATATTTCAAACCATTGGTAGGACTGCGTCCTTTCCTTATATGGAGTGAGGATATGGGAGTAGAATGGCTTACTGATCGCAAGTTTGATCTATATCATGATGACTTTCAAGACATTACGGACTTAGACCTTAGAGACCACAATAACATGATATCATTCCTGGAGGTGCTCTCAGCTCAACCAAAAAAATATCTAGAGGATAAATTTATTGCCCTTAGGGAAAAACTATTATATAATAGAAATAGATTTAACGAATATGTGCGAGAACAAAATTTAGATACAGTCATTGATAGAATGAACAAACAATTTAGTTGACATGCATCAATAAATACAGTACACTAATAAATTAGTATCAAGGAAAAACATATATAATGTCCTATTCGAAGGCCGTGATTGATCATTATGAGAATCCACGTAACGTGGGTAGCTTAGATAAAAATAGTAAAGATGTAGGTACAGGCATGGTTGGTGCACCTGCATGTGGTGACGTTATGAAGATACAGATACAAGTTGAAGAAGGGGTAATAACCGATGCCAAGTTCAAAACTTATGGATGTGGTTCAGCGATCGCAAGTTCAAGCCTTGTTACAGAAATGCTCAAAGGAAAAACCATTGAACAAGCACAAGCAATCCAAAATATGGAAATTGTTGAAGAACTGGCTCTTCCGCCGGTAAAGATACATTGCTCAGTACTAGCAGAAGATGCTATTAAATCAGCAATAATTGATTACAAAGAGAAAAACAAAAACAGTCAATGACCATTGGCATAACACTTACAGATAAAGCATACGAACGAGCATTGCGGTCAATTCAAACAAGAGAGAATACTGTAGGACTCCGTGTTGGTGTAAGAACAGCAGGATGTTCAGGACTTGCATATGTATTAGAGTTTGTTGACAAAATTGGTAAACACGATGAAGTGTTTGAGACTAAAGATGTTAAAATAATAATAGATAAGAAAAGTCTTGTGTACCTTAAAGGATTAGAAATGGATTGGGTTAAACAAGGACTCAATGAAGGCTTTGAATTTAATAACCCAAATGCCAATGGTGAATGTGGCTGTGGAGAAAGTTTTACTGTATGATAGTAGAAAAATTTGAGTACAAAGAACTAAAACGTACAACAACAGAAAAGCAACGTTTATATACATGTCCTGATGGTAATGCTGTTCCTAGTGTTACTACTATATTAGACAAAACAAAATCAGCAGAAAGTAAAGCAGGACTGGCACGCTGGCGTAAGAGTATAGGTGAAGCAAAAGCAAAAGCAATTGTAACCGAAGCCGCAAACAGAGGCACACGTATGCACACTTACTTAGAAAAGTATGTGTTAGGTGAAGAACTAAAAGAAACAGTAACAAACCCATACGCTCAACAGAGTTTAGATATGGCAAAGATAGTTATTAAAGAAGGCCTTAAAAATGTAGACGAGTATTGGGGAACAGAGGTAGCATTATATCATCCTAAGATTTACGCAGGTACTACAGACCTAGTAGGAGTACACAAAGGCGAAGATGCCATAATGGACTTTAAACAAACTAACAAGCCTAAGAAGCGTGAATGGGTTGAGGATTACTTCCTACAACTATGTGCATACGCAGAAGCACACAACGAAGTGTACGGAACTAATATTCGTAAAGGTGTTGTGCTTATGTGTTCAAAAGACTACAAGTATCAAGAGTTTATTGCAGAAGGCGACGAATGGGATATGTGGAAAGAAAAATGGTGGGCAAGAGTAGAAGAATACTACGTTAAACATAGATAAATATGATTAATGGAACTTATCTTATTCGCATTAATAATCAAACACTGTATAATAGACCTCGGTATACAAAGTCATTTTCTATGGGGATTGACACATAATAAGAAACGATACTTTGGCTGTCATAGTCATTACTTACATCATGCTATAGGAACATTCATAGCTTTCATATTATTCACAGATATTAAGACAGCACTAATAGCTACAGTAATAGACTACACAGTACATTGGCATGTTGACTTTACTAAACACAACATTAATACCTATTTAGATCTAACAAGAAAAGATAAGTTATATTGGTGGACAGCAACCATTGATCAACTTCTACATTTTTTAACTTACTATTTGTTAGTCATCTATCTAGTCTAGATAAATATACTGATAATAACGGAACTTTTTAAAAGATGGCTACAGTACAAATTTCACGCATACAACATAGACAAGGATTGTCGGAAAATTTACCTCAATTATCAGGTGGTGAATTTGGATGGAGTATTGACTCAAGACAATTATATATTGGTAATGGCACTATAGCAAACGGTGCTCCAGCAATTGGCAATACAGAGATACTAACTGAGTTCTCAGATATTGTTTCCTTAGCAGACACTTATACATACAAAGGCGAAGCGGCAGGTTATACGGTTAAAACAGGTGAACTAACAAGTACTCCAATAACGAGAACTTTACAAGGTAAGTTAGACGAATTTGTATCTGTTAAAGACTTTGGTGCGGTAGGTGACGGTGTTGCAAATGACACAGTCGCAATCAATAGAGCATTGTATGAACTATTTTGTAGAGAAGTAAATGCTGAAGTAAGACGCAGTTTATATTTTCCAGCAGGTACTTATTTAATATCAGACACTTTACTGATTCCTCCATATGCTAAATTATGGGGCGAAGGTATGAACTCCACAGTGATTAAATTAGACGCTGACCCTGCAAGTACTATTGCTACATATATGGCAAGAACTACAGATAGTTTACAACAAACAGGAAGTAACATTGGTACTAATTCAGCAATAACTCCAAGAAATGTTGAAATATCAGCATTAACATTTGAGACAGCTGAAATTACTGATATATTTTTAGTTGAATCTATTGATCAAATGTATTTTGATTCAGTAGGTTTTGTAGGACCATTAACAACTTCTGATTTAAATGTAGCAACTGACGATGTCAGCTGTGTTAGAACTAATGGAACTAGTGCAACTATTCCTCGTGGTGTAACTTTTGACAAGTGTGCATTCACAAATATGACATACGCATTTAAAATTAATCAAAGAAGCCAAGGATGGTCAGTTAGTAATTCAAAATTTGAAACTTTATATAATGCTATTGTGTTAGGTGAAAGTTTAGTAGACGGTGGACCAAAAGGGTTCAGAGCAATTCATAATTTTTTCAATCAAATTTATGCTTCAGCAGTTGTGTATGATCTAGCTAGCACTTGTGCTACTGCTCATAATATATTCTTAAGCGATTGTGGTAATCAATTTGGAGCAAGTCCTCAGGTCCCAGTAATTGAGTTTAATGCTGACAACAATATATCTGTAGGCGATATGTTTGAACGTAGTGATGCTGAGTCGTTGGTATATCCAAGAATTAAAACAGGAACAACAACTTCAATTGCCTTTGATAACACTAAACAACTTCAATTAGGTAGTTATGTTCGTGAAAGTGGTGAGACTGCTACACTAACAGACAATACAGCAGTTGCAACTTCAGTGTTTACATTGGATAGCAGTGATGTATCAGCCTGGAGTTTAGATTATACAATTACTCGTGGCACAAATGTAAGACACGGTAAGATGGAGGTACGTAACGCTTCAACACCTGTTTACTCAGACGATTTTGTTGAAGATGCTTCAACAGGTGTTATTCTATCAGTGGCTAATACTGCTGGAACTACATATGCACTACAATATACAACCAGCAACACAGGCGCTGACGCTACATTAACTTACAGTTTATCGCAGTTGGGTTAGTATGTGGCCCGTTGGCTACGAAGAAACACTTCAGTCTTGGGTTCAGCTAAGACACGACTGTGAAAATAAACCTCTCAAAGAGCAACTTAACCAAATAGCAAAGTGGTGGGGACACGCACCACGTATTAATTACGCTATTCATTGGCAGGATAAAAAAAACTGGCCAACTCCCTGGGAACTTTTGGCAGAAAATAAGTACGATGAACTTGCTATTGCTCTAGGAATGTCTTATACTGTATTAATGCTAAAAAATATAAATACCACTGTTGAGTTAGCCCATGCAAAGGACAATATAGCAAGTGACAATTATATAGTCCTAGTCGACGATCAGAAATATATACTTAATTATGACCCCTGGACAGCAGTAAATACCGAACAAATAAAATTTAAAGTACTAGATTCAATAGACAATAATCAACTTCTTGAAAAGATAGGATAGAAATGGCAGATATAATCGTAACGAAGAGAGATGGAACTAAAGAACCACTAAACATTGAAAAATTACATAAGGTTGTGATGTGGGCCTGTGAAGGCATTACTGGTGTATCAGCCAGTGAAGTTGAAATTAAAAGTCACTTACAATTTTATAATGGAATTAAGACATCAGACATACAAGAAACAGTTATTAAATCAGCCGCAGATCTTATCACAGAAGACACTCCTAACTATCAGCATGTAGCAGGTCGATTAATTAGTTATCATATAAGAAAAGATGTGTACGCTCAGTTTGAACCTTGGCATATTACAAAATTAATTGATCAAAATATTGAGTTAGGATTATATGATCCTCACCTACTAGAAGATTATACAAAAGATGAATGGGAACAGATTAACAGTTATATTAAACATAATAGAGACGAGATGTTGACCTATGTTGCTATGGAACAATTCCGCGGCAAGTATCTTGTACAGAACAGAGTAACAGGTGAGATATACGAAAGTCCACAAATGACATACATGTTAATTGCGGCTACATTGTTTTCTAGCTATGGTAAGAGTTATAGATTACAATATGTTAAAGATTACTATGATGCTATTTCAACACACCAAATATCACTACCCACTCCTGTAATGGCTGGCGTAAGAACTAGCCAAAGACAGTTTTCAAGTTGCGTACTTATTGAAACAGATGATTCACTAGATTCAATTAATGCAACGTCATCAAGTATTGTTAGATATGTATCGCAGAAAGCAGGTATTGGTATTAACGCAGGGCGTATTCGTGCTATTAAGAGTCCAATTAGAAAAGGTGACGCTTACCACACAGGTGTTATTCCATTCTTTAAACTATTTCAGGCGGCAACAAGATCATGTTCGCAGGGAGGAGTGAGAAACGGAGCGGCAACAGTATACTATCCTATATGGCATCTAGAAGCTGAAGACTTGTTAGTATTAAAAAACAATAAAGGAACTGAAGATAATCGAGTACGTCATATGGATTATGGCGTTCAGTTTAACAAATTAATGTATGAGAGATTATTAAGTGGTGGCGATATTACTTTATTCTCACCACATGATGTGCCAGGCATGTATGATGCGTTCTTTCAAGATCAAGAAAAATTTAAAGAGCTATACGAAACAGCAGAACGTAATACTCGCATACGTAAAAAAACAATTAAAGCAATTGATCTATTTGGGCAGTTTATTCAAGAGCGTAAAGATACAGGACGTATATACTTAATGAACGTTGACCATGCTAACACACACAGTTCATTTGATACAGCAGTTGCTCCAATTAGACAATCAAACTTATGTTGTGAAATTGACTTACCAACAAAACCATTGAATGATATCAATGATCCAGAAGGTGAAATAGCTCTTTGTACGCTGTCAGCTATCAATTGGGGTGTGTTCAGACAGCCCGAAGACATGGAAAAGGCGTGTAGGCTTGCTGTGCGAGGATTAGACGCCCTCTTAACGTATCAGAACTATCCAGTACTAGCGGCAAGAATGAGTACAGAAAATAGAAGACCGTTAGGTGTTGGTATTATTAACTTTGCTTATTGGTTAGCAAAAAATGACTTAACGTACACAGGAGAAGAAGCGTTGCCTGAAGTTGATCGCTGGGCACAGCATTGGAGTTATTATTTGATTAAAGCATCAGCAGACCTAGCAGAAGAGTATGGCGCATGTCCTAAGTCAAACGAAACCAAGTATCATGATGGTATACTACCTGTTGATACTTATAAAAAAGAAGTTGATGAACTAGTTCCACATAAAGATCATGTTGATTGGAAAGGTTTGCGTGAACAACTTAAGACTACAGGAATACGAAACTCAACGCTAATGGCATTAATGCCAGCAGAAACATCTGCACAGATTAGTAATTCAACAAATGGTGTAGAACCACCTAGAAGTTATATATCAGTTAAACAAAGTAAACACGGTGCATTAACACAGGTAGTCCCTGAATACAGACGCCTTAAAAACAAGTATGAGCTGTTATGGGATCAGAAAAGCCCTGAGGGTTATCTAAAAATTATGTCCATTCTCCAGAAGTATATTGATCAAGGAATTTCGGTAAATACTTCTTACAATCCACAGCATTATGAAGACGATAAAGTATCAATGAGTGACCTACTCAAGCACATTGTAATGTTTTATAAGTATGGCGGCAAACAACTTTATTACAATAATACCTATGACGGGCAGGGTGAAATAGACATTGATCGTGATGTTGCTGATTCAGTAGAAGACACAGATTCAATTGATTATGAAGAAGATTGTGACTCTTGCAAAATCTGAGAAAGTGGTCACAACATATGAAAGACCATAACCCCTCAACTATCAATGGAGTATGGAATAAAGGAGTAAAAGTAAGGTTAAGAAAAACTCCAATCCAGGAATGGGAGAGAGAAGCAAACGCAGAAAGGATGCGAAAGAATAATCCTAACGCAAATGGCAAAATAAGATCTACTAAAACTTATCTAATAGATGAGAATACAAAAAAGATATGTTATACTTTTAACAGTCTTAAAGAAGCAGAAGAAGAAATGGAAGAGATAATAAGTGATGTTATTAATCACACAAGTGTCTATTTAAATAGAAAGAAAGACAGGGCATACAAAGGATATTATTGGTGCGTTGGCGACAAGGAATATAAAGGGGTAGTAGACAAATGAGCGTATTAAATAAGAATAGCAAGAATCATCTAACAGCCAATGCGTTTTTAGATAAAAGTGGTGGGCACGGTATCCAACGTTATGATACTGTTAAGTACAGACAATTTGAAAAACTAACTGATAGACAATTAAGTTTCTTTTGGCGTCCTGAGGAAGTTGACGTAATGCGTGACTCCAAAGACTTTAAAGACTTAACACCATATGAACAACACATTTTTACATCAAACTTAAAGAGACAGATTGTACTTGACTCAGTACAAGGACGTTCACCTAACTTAGCACTACTACCTTTAGCAACTATACCAGAGATTGAAACATGGATTGAAACTTGGGCGTTCAATGAAACTATTCATTCACGTTCATACACACATATTATTAGAAATGTGTATGCTGATCCATCAAAAGTATTTGATAGCTTAATGGATGTTGAAGAGATTGTATCCTGTGGTACAGACATTTCAAAATACTATGATGACTTAATTGAATATCATAGAATGTATGAGTATCTGGGTGTAGGTGAACATACAGTCAATGGCAAAAAAGTCATAGTTGACGAGTACGAACTTAAACGACGTTTATGGTTATGTATTAATTCAGTAAACGTATTAGAAGGCATACGTTTTTATGTTTCTTTTGCTTGTTCTTGGGCATTTGCTGAACTTAAGAAAATGGAAGGCAATGCTAAAATTATTAAACTAATTGCTCGTGATGAAAATATTCATTTAGCAAGTACACAACACTTATTAAAAATGATGCCGCAAGATGATAGAGACTTTGTTAAGATTAAAAAAGAATGTGAGCCTGAAGTAACAGAAATGTTTAAGTCAGCTGTAGACCAAGAAGAAGCCTGGGCAAAGTATTTGTTCCAAAATGGTTCAATGATTGGACTCAATGAAGAGTTACTAAAAGATTATATTCAATGGATTGCTAACAAACGTATGTCATCACTAGGGTTGGTTTCACCATATAAAGGAGGTTCAGACCCTTTACCATGGACACAAAAGTGGATATCTGGAGGGGAAGTACAGGTAGCACCACAAGAAACAGAAATATCATCATACACAATTGGTGCAGTTAAACAAGACGTAGATCAAGACACACTGAAAGGATTTAGTTTATAATGCTTACAGTATATTCAAAACCAGCCTGTCCTTTTTGTAACAAGGCTAAAAATTTATTAGAAACTAAAGGTATAGAATTTGAAGTAGTAGATATATCAAAAGATTCAGATTCAAGAGATTTTCTAGTTGAATCAGGATACAGAACAGTTCCACAGATATTCAAGGGTAGTGAATTATTTGTCGAAGGTGGCTTTCACGGATTAAGTAAATTAACAGACGAAGACATAAACACTAAACTAGGATAAAAATGGACATAACAAAAGATCAAATATACACATTCAAAATAAACTCAGGCGAAGAAATGGTAACAAAAGTGTTAGAAGTTGGTGACACACATTACCTCATTGAGAAACCTGTATCAATTGCTCCAGGACAAAAAGGCATGCAAATGATTCCTAGTGCGTTTACTATGGAATTGGAAAAACCAGTAAGGCTAAATATTAGTGCAGTAACAATGGTTTTTGAAACTAATCCAGAAGTACAAGCTAGCTATAAAACAGCAACAAGTGGAATAGTTCAACCGCCAGAAAAGAAAATACTACAAGGGTAATACAAATGCCAGGAGTTGTGCGTACAGGTGATATCAACAGTGCAGGTGGTGCCGCCATAAGAGGTAGCTCATCTGTTCTTGTTAATGGTAGAGGAGTAGTTGCTCCAGGTAGTTCTGTGAGTCCTCATCCTTGCTGTGGAGCCAAAGGTTGTGAAATCCACTGTGTAGCTGTAGTAGTTGGTCCTGGTAGCTCAACAGTGTTGGTTGAAGGTAAAAGAGTCATCAGACAAGGTGATTCAGATATTTGCGGTCACTCTAGAATGACAGCTAGCACTGATGTGATTTGTGGGTAATTAGATATGGCATGCGGAGGAGCACTTACAGGTATGCTAATGACAGCAGGTGCAAGTCTGCTAAGTGGCACTGGATCAGGATTAACTAAATCTCTTGGATTAGACAGTGCTATTACAAAAACTTCTACAAATTTCCCAGGCTTTGGTACAGTAACAGAAGCCATAAGTGCCGCAGGCGGTGAAGGTGGAGCTGGTTTAGTTAGTATGGGAGGATTAACATTCCCAGGTGTAGGTAATGCTGTGCCTAGTAGTTTTCTAAGCGATCTAGGTAGCACATTTAGTATGACTGATCTAATTAACTCTACAGCAGATGCGATAATGGGTGCTGACCTAGGTGTCTTTACTCAACATTTTAATTCCGCTGACGGGCTAGTAGCAGGATCCAATCAATTTATAACTTCATTAATATCTTTTGCTGGAGAAACATTTAGCTCGTACTCTCAAAATTCGTTAATGACTAGTGCATTTGCAGATACTAATTTAGCATTACCTGATTTTGGTGCAGATCTAGTAGACATGGGAAACATTGTTGATCTAAACGATTTAAGTAATTTAGGAAATCCATTGAGTTTGGTTAAAAATTTAAGTCAACAAGCAGGCGGTATTGCTGTTTTAAACAAAAGTTTACTAAACGCAGGTATAAATCCAGACTCACTTAATACATTAGTTACTTCAACTGATGTTAGTGCGTTAACCAATGAAACAGTTGGTAATAGTTTAGGTTCTGGTGGACTTGCAAGAATGGATAGTGGTGGAACAGGTCTATCTGGTCTATCTAGCTTAACAGCATCTACTGATTCAGGACTTATGAAAACCGTATATGAAGCTATGGGCAGTGTAACTGGTGAAGACTTAGATAAGGTACAGGCAATACTAGGAAGTGATGTCAAAGGATTAACATCAATGAAAGATATGTTAGATCCTAGTAAAATAATGCCACGTAGTTATCCTAGTATGACTTCAATAGCACCCGCAGGTAACTTAACTAAGGTTTATACATAATGGCAAGTCTTAACTCATCTTTTAACGGATTAGGCAATGACCTTTATACTGCATTACCTGAAGATGTTGCAGATGCCAATCGAGCATTAGCAAGAGCATTAGGACAGATTAAAAATGTATTCGACCTATCACCAGGACAATTAGGACAAGCGGCCGCAACACTTGAAACAACCAAAGGATTAGATTTAATTAATAGTACAGGCGGATTAGATCAAGATGTAATTGATTTTTACAAAAACGATCTAGCCACTGGCAGTGGACAACACGGTGAATTATTATTAACTGATGTTATAGGAACTGCGGCAGGCTGGGTGCATGAAGATGAACTTAACAATGAAGCAGATAGATTAAAAATTCTTAATGACTTAGGAGAGCTTGATGATTTACAAGCATGGCCTACACCTAAAGCATATAACAGTTCGGGTAACGGTTTATACACAGTGCTATGGTATCATTGGGTAGAAAATGCTTACTACACTCCTTTCAGTGATTTCTCACAAAATGATCCAGTAACTGGTGTACCTCCTTTAATAATACCACGATGGACTATACCGGCTGGAATAACCTTAACTAGTAGTATAGCAGGAACATATGACTCAAAATTATTGCTCAGTGAGGCTGTTGTTGGATTAGTTAACACAGAAATACAACGTATTGCTAACAAATATCCTTTACAGGCTAGTCAAAGTGTTACTGCATTTACAAACATGGGTAATCAAATGGTTAAAGAAAAAACTAATCAAGCGTCTGCAGGCATTGTCCCAACAGACACACAGACAGGAACTAAGACACCTGTTCAAGGCTTAGTTAGTAACTTACATAGTATAGGCCAAGACATTAGTCTAGGTGGAAGTGCCTATGTGTTAGAAAAACTTGCTGATACTAGAATCAAAGGTGGTCAGGCAGTAATTGCATCAATGCGTGAAGGACGTAACATACAGCGACTAGCTGAGTATGGAATTCCTACATCGTTATTTGCAAACTCAACAACAAAAACAACAGAAGAAGCTCAATTGCTTGAATCAACATATACAGTTGATGAAGCAAAGTCAAATACAGACTAATAACTGTTGACATCAAATATACAGACTGTATAATATTTTTATGAAATACTTTTCCTATGCTTTAACCACAGATGAATTTACAATGACAGACGTTTGTGCTGATGCTGTTAGATATGGCCCCAGTACTTTAAACAGTTATGAATTACGATTTGCCGGACAAGCAGATATCATTCCTAACATTAACGCAAAGGTAGAAGGTATCCTATGGGATATACCTGAAGAGTATATAGATATGGTTACCGCTGTAGAAAGACATCAAACAAAGAAACAAATCATAGTATCATATGGTAAAGAAACTGTGAGAGCGTGGACATCACAAAGAGAAATATATACTAGACCAAATGTACCTACTTGGCAGTATTGGGAAAAGTTAGAAGATGCTTACTACCAACAAGGCTTACCGGTCCAACAAATAGTAACAGCCATTGATGAAATAGAAAAGTTTTACGATACAGGATTTAAGTTATAAATTAGTTGACCAAAAAATTAAAAGACGTTATAATAGTGTTACTTTAAAGCAGTAAATAGTTGAACGGAAAGGAGAATAGTTGATGAAGTTATCAAGGAAGGTACTATACGCAATACTAGTCGTGTTAATAGCAGGTATATATTTGCAACTAACACAACCAGCTGAACAAGAGAAAGTGGTTACCACAGAAGATATTGTGATAAGCATTGAGCAACAAAAAGCAGAGCTTAAATTAAAACAAGAATTAATAGCTCAGTTAGAACGTGAAGACGAGTGGATGAAAGAGATAAGTTGTCTAGCTCGCAATGTGTACTATGAAGCACGAGGTGAAAGCCTTGAAGGACAAAAAGCAGTAGCACTGGTTACTCTAAACAGAGTTGAAAATCCAATGTTTCCTGATACTATATGCGGTGTTGTAAACGAACGCAAAGTAGTTAAAGGAAGAACTAAATGTCAGTTCTCGTGGAGATGTGAAAGTCATAATGATCCTAAAAAAGCAGTAAGACAAAGTCATGAAAGTTATCAAGCCGCTATGACGGCTATACTTGATTACGAAATACTTACAACTACACTAGTTACAAAAGATACATTATTTTTTCACGCCAAACATGTTAGACCGTTTTGGAGGAAAGTCAAACAACGTCTAGCACAGATAGACAATCATATATTCTATGAACAACGACCTGGCGATAAACGCAGATAAAAAGTGTGGCAAAAAAACAACAATGCCCCTATAAATTAGGGGTATTTTTTTGGCTAAAATGGTTGACCATTAATTCGGAATTCGCTATAATTGTATTAAGAAATAAGAAAAACAAGTTAATTATTTAGGGGTAGATAAGATGACACATACAACAGAGAATCCAACACTAGAGTTACTTCAAGAAAAGTACAACTCTACAGCACTAAAATTAAACTACAAAGGCGAAGCAATCAGAGGTGGCTCTGTAACAGAAGGCCAATGGCATCGTGATGGTGTTGCTGTGTTAGGTAACAAGGAATGGAAACTTGGTGCACACGGTGAAGTTCGTTGGGTATCATCAAACAACATTTGTCCAACTGACATCTTAGAGATGGCTGTGGTTGACGGTACAATTACTTGGGAAATGTTTGAGCGTTCAACTAAACAAAACTCAATTGAAACTACAGAGTTTCTTACACGTTATCAAGCTATGCGTGAGAAACATGGTTACTCAGAAGAAGAGCAATTAGAAATGCGTTGTGAGTTTGGTGACGAAGAAATAGTTGATGTTTTTACTGGTAAAGTGATATCATAATGAAACCAACTATTGGACAAATCATAACTGTAGCAACTGAATATAATCGCCCTAGCATTTGGGGCGACATTCATCACTCAGAGCTTACTGGTGAAGTTGTTGATTACAAATGGGCAAAGCCTGAAGAGTTTGCTGTTCGTAATCCTAATCATCCCAATGGCTTTTCAGT